TAAAGACTTCCTAAGTGAAATTAAAGGCATCATGGAAGAATACACAGACTTTAAGATTAAGCTGTGGTGCTTTGACACCCGAGTATACAACGAACAAGACTACGACGGCTACTCAATTAACGAGTTCGACGAGTATCAACCGAAAGGCGGTGGTGGTACTGAGTTCGATGCTAACTGGGAATACATGAAGGAACACGATATTAACCCTAAAAAGTTTATCATGTTCACAGACGGTTATCCATGGGGTAGTTGGGGTGATGAAAACTACTGTGATACAATCTTTATTATTCACGGTAACAATACCATTGTTCCACCATGGGGCGAATACGCTTACTACGAAGAAGTTAAAGTGAGAGCTTAATGGCATTAAAGAACGGCAAACCTAACCCACTAAATTACTTTGGAATAAGGAGGGTTGAGTTTGCCTGTCCTCATTTCAAGTATTCTACTTTAGACAAGTACAATCCAACACTTTTAAAACAGTTGGATAATTGGATTAAAACCAATTTAAATAATCGCTATTATATAGGGCAAAGCCTAGCCCTAGATCATACAAATACAATAGTTTATAATACTCGTATTGGATTTGAATCGGAAAAGGAACTTAGTTTCTTCACGATTGCCTGTCCACATTTACAAACGAGATAAATTATATACACACTTAATTTAAGGAGATACCATGACTGATCAAGTGGAAAATAAAGAACAGCCTACACCAGAAGCGGCAGCGCCTGCGGCTGAACTTAATATTGCTGACCTAAATGCAATGAAACAAATTATCGATATTGCAAGTGCCCGTGGCGCTTTCAAACCAAATGAAATGATAGTAGTTGGACAGACCTATTCCAAGCTAACTACATTCTTAGATGCTGTTGCAAAACAAGCTGAAGGAGCAAAATAATGGAATTAAAACATGTAGGTAGAATTATTGCTACCGGCAAAAGATGCGTAGTAGCATATCGCACACTACCAGGCGATGCGTATAACTGCGTAATCGTTCCAACAGAAAACTTACCAGATAGTTACCACGATGCTGTTATCAATCTAGTAGAAAGCAATGCAGGTCAAAGTGCTTACGAATTTGCAGAAGCTATGGCACGAAGCACACTACCTGACGGTAGCACAATGCTAGCGGCTTTGCATACTCAAGGTCGTCTTGTAAAGATTGCTACTGATAAGATCGAAATGACTCCAACACCAGGTGTCACAGTAGTACTATCAGAGTTGAATCAAATTATTGCAGAACAACGAGGTATTCCAGTAGATGGTTTATCTATTAAGTCTAACGATACATCTGGTGCTCGTCCTGATGCTCCTGCACAAAAAGCTGAAACTACTGCACCTGCTAAAGTTGCAGAGGTTAGCGAAATTAAACCAGTAATGGGCGACACTCCAGAAGAACAAGCAAAGTTCTACCGTAGTCAAGCAGACAAGCTGGCTAAAGAAGCGGCTGCAATGCGTCGCCTAGCAGAAGAGTTGGCACCTACAAAGAAGCCTAAAGCAGAGTGACAGCACAGGGAAGAACTCTTCCCAAGGAAGTCATAGAAGGTTGGCCAGAAGTGTTTGGGGAGGTAAAGCTCAATGTTTTACCCCTTAGGTATCTCCATGCGGTTTTGGTCAACTTTAAAGATGGCAAGACTTGGGAAATAAAAGTAACAACAAAAACAAAACGAAGTGGTTGGGATTCGTTTGAAAGGTCACTGTCTGAATTGTTTAAAGCATACGAAGACAGGATCTTAGATATCGATTTTAAACTAGACACAGAACGAGTCAGAAAAGACATTGAAAAATCAACACAGAAATTCTTAAAGAAAAAAACAATATGAATGTTAAACTTATTTCCTATTCACAACCAACAGACGAATTTGCAGACTTGGGTGTCGACAATGCACAAGAACTCATTGCGTATTGCGCCCGTGTCAGCAACCCGAGCAATCAACTTAATACCGAAACAAGTGAAAAACTCATCAAATACTTGGTCAAACACGCACACTGGTCACCGCTCGAAATGGTCTCTGCTTGCGTTGAGATCGAAACTACAAGAGATATTGCAAGACAGATCTTGCGACACAGAAGCTTCAGCTTCCAAGAGTTTTCACAGCGTTATGCAGACCCAACAAAGGATCTTGACTTTGTTATTAGAGAAGCACGATTCCAAGATACTAAGAACAGACAAAACTCAGTTGAACTCGATCTTACAGATCCAGGACAGCGAGAAATTAGTCGTATATGGAATGAAAAACAACAAGATATTATTAGAGCCGTTAAAGACGCCTACTCTTGGGCTGTCAGTAATGGCATAGCAAAAGAACAAGCTCGTGCTGTGTTGCCGGAAGGTAATACAGTAAGTCGTTTGTACATGAACGGCACTTTGCGTTCATGGGTGCATTTCATTGAATTACGAAGTGCAAATGGGACACAGAAAGAACACCAGCTAGTAGCATTAGCTTGCGCTAAAGCTATTGCGGCAATCTTTCCAATGTCTCAAGAATTGATTGATACTTCAAATTGAGTGTGTAACCAATCGAAGTCGTTGATAAGGGATAATGCCGGTATGTTACCGGCATTTTCTTGACCGTAGGTTCTGCCAGCGAGTGCGCCTTTTAAGGCATTTTCGTCAGTAGTTTGCGTACACCATACATCTAGTCTATGCGTAGTTTCGTCGTCTACTTGTCCGTCAATTACTTTACTAGACAATTTAACACACTCTCTAAATGCACTGCGCCAGCTGGTAAATGGATCTGTGTTAAATGCCGTAACATTGCTTACTTGATCCATTGCTTTAAACTTTGTGCTAATGCTAGTTGTCATATCAACACGACTAGTATCCATTTGCATAGTTAATTTCTTTGGTAACAATTTTATGCCGCCGTTGCCGTATTCTAATCCGTTCACAGGATTGCGACTGCGCCATACATGTACTACATCAAGCTCACTGTCAGGTACTGTATAATCAAAGTTAAAGGTATCTAACACTTCTGCATCTCCGTCTACTACCCAGAACATTCTAGTGAATGCTTTCTTAGCGGCGGCAATATGTGCTTGATGTATTCCTCTAACGCCGTGTACTCTACGCAATGTAGGAAAACGGCTTTTTAGTCGTGTGTAATTTTCTTCTGCGTTTGGCTCATTGTAACTGATAAAGACTATATCGTACATTACTTTCTCACTACTCTTGGTGTGTTTTGATAGACTTTTCTAAAGAACTTAGATCCAGCAGGATCAAGGTTAGCAATTTCTAATCCACATTTTTCTCTAAGTTCATTACCATAGAAATTGATTTGCTTTGCTTTATCTTCGTCGCTGGCATTTTCATAATGTTCGTTCCAATAGTTGGTCAGCCAATCGAAATCACGAACATTTGCATAATCCCAATCTGTACAGTTAGTTAAGGCAGCGCCTTCTCGTGCTCCTAGTACACTATAGATTCCGTTTTCTACATCAGCGCCAACACTACACCAAATTAACAAACGCTGATAATTTTGCCACCATGTTCTTTTAAGGTCATCTACTTTAGTACCTTGATCTAGCGACATTTTCACGCCTTCTCGGAAACCTGCTCTCCATGCTTGAAAGGAAGTAGCGTTAGTGAAGCTCTCGCTATAACTGTCATTAAACTGGTAATAACGATCGTCGAAACAAAATTCTACTTTACCTTTTTCATCGCCTTCTTCACTGTTCTCATGTGTACGCATTTCATTTACAAATTTGCGTGTCCATAATTTTAGGCCGCCGTTGCCGTACATAAGTCCGTTGACATGAACTTTACCGCACCAACTAAAAACATTTTCTGCTGATAATCCTAATTCATCTAAATCAATCTCTACTTTAAGAAAGTCTGGATCTACAATATTGTCTGCATCGACAGTAACAAAGTATTCAGTGTCGCTCAATGCGGCACAGGCTTTATGTGCGGCATCGCTGCCTTTAACACCATGCACACGCTTTGCCCAAGGCACCTTTGTTAGCAAGTCTGCATAATTCTTTTCAGCATTTGGTTCGTCATAGCTGAGGAAAATAATATCCTGTTCTACAATTTTAATTTTATTCATATACAACCTTTAACCCGTATGAGTCTAAATTCTTTCTAGTCAGTACTGCTACTTTGTTAATGTCATTTTCGTAGTCTGTAATAAACGGAATTATTACAGGATCATTTCCTAAACTTGGACATAATACTCTTAACAGAACATCATGATTTGATTCTTTTACAATAAACAATACCGGTGCTGTGCTATCAGGGCCCGTAAATTTCCAATGACGATTTTGTTGATCCCATTCAACAATAACTGCTTGGTCATCCGCAGTCTCTACAATTCGTTCAAACATTGCTACAGTACTTTTAACAACAATGTCTTTTTCTTTGACTAGAGCATTTTTAATAACCTTGTACTTAGTGTATGACTCTTTACCTTCAAGAAATTGCATAGCAACTTCTTTGCTAATCTCAATTAGGCTTCCGTCTACTAGGTGATTTAGTATGCCAGCTACTGCGCCAGTTTCTGGATAGTACTTAGCGTAATAACATTCGACAATAGGTTCTTGTTTTTTCTTCTTAGCCATTTAAGTCCTCAAGTGTTTTTATCATGTGAGGTTTGATAAAGTCTTTTTCAACATAGTGGAATAGTGCAGGCTGTTTGATATTACCCACTAACAATTCACCATTGTTATTTAGGTCTGCACTAACTGCATGTTGCCAACTTACTGGCGGCACAATCCAATTTTGTATTGCAGGTTTCATGTGTACAAATTCAAACGGACTACATGAATCAAATACTTCATCTTCTATACATAATGTCTTAATTGCTATAGCACTTGCAAGGTCCATACTTGGATAGCGTTGCTTGTTATTTGGGGCAAACTTAGACACACACGCATCCCAGTTACGCACAACAAACTTTAACTGTTTGTAAAATTCTAAAGGTAAATCACGCTGTTTAAAATAGTGCAATGCAAAGTACGGATTGCTAAGATAGTTGTTAATAAACGCTTGTCTATGTACGGTGTCAGTTACTTGTTCTAGCTTATGATTTAATATACGAGATGCAAAATGCAGATCAAACTTACTGCAATATTCCCACCAGTATGTAATATCGTCTAGCAGTAGCATGTCGGCATCTAGCACAATAGTTTCTTTATAGGGAGTAATATGAAATAACTTCCAGCGTGACTCAGTTTCAAATCGAGAACCATCTGATGTAGTAGGTATGATATTATCAAACACTAGTTTATAATGATCTGGAACAACATTATCAGTGACTAGTGAAATATTAGAAACAGTTTGTTGACTTGCCTTAATAGATAATGCCAATGCGTATGCTTGTTCCACATAGTTTACATCAGCAGTATTATTTGCTAAAACTAAAAATCCCTTAGACATTTTCAATAGCCCTCAATAAACTACTCTTGTTCATAACATGCACATCTATGCCAGTTGTTTTAGCAGGAATATATTCTGATAGACTTCTTTCTTTTTGAATTAAGAATTGCATCGCATTATCTTTGATATTAACTAACATATCTTTGTCTGTAATGTATGTCATAGTACCCGGCAACTCTACTGCAAAGTCTCCGTTAGTTTTATTATTCATTAAATGAATAGCAATACTGAATGCATGGTCGTTTCTAAAAATTGTAGAAGAAACATTATATAACTGTCTATAGTAAGCCCAGTTAACTTTTATGTAGGCGATTAAATTAAAGAACGCTTCTGTTGTAGAATTTTTTTCAAATATAAAAGTAGTTGCCCAGTAAAACGGAATACTGTACTGACTAAGTCTCGTAAATTCTAAGGTGTTGCGCCAGTTGGCTAACGGCATGCTGTTACGATATATTTGAAGATCGAACTCTCTATCAAATGCAGGTTTAAGAACGCTACTATTAATAATGTAATCGCTATCAATTACTAGCGTCTTATCATAAGGAGTTAAGTTATAAGTTCCGCTTCTTGCTAGGTTCTTCCACTCAACTCGTTGATGTTGAATAGTACCATCGTTAAATGTCTTCTGACTGTGATTAGCCGTGGCGTCTATAGGAATTATCTTATCAAACACTCCAGGAGTTACTAGCTCAGGTGTATCAGTGACTAGAGATACTGGGATATCTAAATATTTGTCAATACGACTTGCGGCAAACTCTGCCATCTTAATATAATCTATAACAGAATTATTCTGTGCAAAGATTAACGCACCATGTGTCATAAACTAACTAGTGCCTCAACTTGACGCTTGCTTTTTAATTCAGAATACTTTGCGTGATAGTTATTAACTGACTCAAAGTAGATAGATACTAGGTTATCTAAAAACTCCTGCACATCAGCTACTACGATTGGCAGTTTATTTTCATCTAGGAAAATAACTTCAGCGTCATGACCTAGGTCAAGGACTGTTTTGGTAAAATTAATCAGTTCCGGTGTAATTTTAAATGTGCCACCGTTCACATAGTACACTAGTCTTTGGCTCAATTCTTCTTGAATTAGTCTACGCTGATTAGACAGCGTAGCCATATAGTTTGCCATTTCAAATGCTTTTTCGATATTCTCGTCCATAAGATAACTCCGTAATGTACATAGTACACTATTTTAGTTATCAAGTCAAGAGATCAGGACAATTAAGTCCTGATATATTAGATTAAGCCCAGCCAGTAGCTGAAGCTGGTGGAGCAGGAACATAAACATTACCTGCGCCACTTGGGTAGTACGCCTTACAATAGCTGTAAATTGTACCTGTGACGTTTTCGTCAATACCAAAACCCGGATCTGGTGTAGATGGAGGTGCTAGTGACGAGTCAGCAAGCGTGATATAAAACTCTAATACATTCTTATTTGAATTTGTAAAACGAGCAGTTAAGAAATAATCGTTTAGACCATATGCACTAGTACCAGGTGCAGCCTTGTTGTAGATCTGCACTGCGGAAGTTGTCATATAGTAAAAACCGCTATTCGGAGTAATGATAGAAGTTGAAGAACCGTCAGGACTAGTTGTTTGATATGCACCAAAGTTAATTGATGTCATGGCTGCAAACATTTGTGCCCATTGCCAATCTTTAGTATTTACTGATCCGCTAGTGCCACCTGATAAAGAAGCTGAGAATCTAATCTGGCCGCCTGCATTAAAGAAATACCTTGCGGCATCAAAGTTAGTAAAGCTAACTTGTACTAAGTGACTGATACTTCCATTCCATGCAGTACTACGAATAACTGGAGAAATAATATCAACTTCAGATGCTTTTGATGAGGCAACTACTAATCTGTTAGTATCAGCATCTGTTGCTTTAGTTAGCATTGCAGATCTAATAGACTCTGAAACTTTCTTGCTAGTAGTAGGAGTTTGTAACGAACTAAAAGACTCGTCTAATCCAGTTTGGTGACTTCTTGCTTTAGCAATGTCGTTTTGCAAATTCAACCACTGTTCAACTCTAATAGTTCGAGTAGTATCTACCTGTGAACTCGTTACAGTTTGCCCATACCCATAGTCGCCGTCGTTAACGGTTGCGCCAAGTATACGGGCAATTTTGGTTTGAATAGTATTGTAATCTGATGCTAAGATACTTGTATTTTGGCCGGCCATGTTAATCCTCGTTTACAATATTTAGTGTTATAGAATCAAGCATTCTACAAGTTTGATACCTGCATCATCACTAGATTCTAATGCTACTGCAAACACTCCAGCCGCATGTGGCGCTGCCATTGTAGCACAACCATCGTTGGCTGCAACTAATTGGTCGCCTTTCTTGATGCTACCTGTAACTTTAACTGGAACACGGCCTTTTAGAGCAATATAAGTACCACCTTCTAAGTCACTATTCATCATGTAAGCAGGATTTGTCGAAACCGCACCAATTGCACGGCTACCCCATGTTGATGCTGTTACTTCTTTCTCGCCGCCAACGCAAACTACAGTACCTTTTTCGTATTCTGCATCAGCAAGATACTTTTCAGCCAAGTCAGCATAACGAGCAGTAGTTGCAACACCCTGGAATAAGGTTGCATTTAAGTTGCCGCTAGCATCGCGAACTGCGATTGTGTTAGCAGGACCTAAGTCAGCTTCGCCAACTGATGCACTGTAATACTCAGTACCAACTTTTAGCGTATTTGCCTTAGTTGCTTTACCTTCAAATACATCTGCATATACTGTGTTGTAAGTAAATGATGATGAACCGATGTTTGAAATGTTATTGCTACCTGGTAAAATGTCATTACCAACTAACTTCAATGGAGTTTTTAACGAACTGTTAACTGTTGTTTGGAAAACAATAGTGTCGTTAAGCATGTTCTGGAATGTAGGATACTGTGCGCCATCATTGAATACACGCAATCTTGGGTTAGCACCAACTGTATACCCAAGGTCTGAGAAGCTTACTAGTGTGCTAAAGGCAGCACTATTAGACTTAACAAACGAATCAGCACTGAAACCGCCTAGGCGTTCAGAATTAGTAGCAGTTCCCCAGAATCTGTGGTTACTAGTTGTTTCGCCAGGACGAACATCAGTATTAGAATAGCAAAGTGTAATACCTTGCTGAATCTTAGTGAAGCCAGTAATAGCACTAGTTGCAGTATCTAATGTAAATTCAGCATCTGGGCTAACTATAAAGATTGTATCACCGTTTGCAACTGCTTCAATAACAGCGTGAGTGTCACCTAATGTGTCAGTAACGCTACGACTACGCATCTGTGTAGTATCAGAACCTTCAACACCTTGTGGGCCAACTAGAATAAAAGCGCCGCCATCCCATGCAAACAACTGTTTGTTGTTAGTATCAAACCAGAAATCACCAACTGTTAACCCTGTAGGTGCTGTTGCACCAATTTCAGCACCGCCTGTAGTACGCCACTTTTGACTATCATAGAACTTTAGTTTGCTAGTGCCGCTATCGTACCAAAGCTGGCCGCTTAATGGGCGTGGTGGCGGGCTAATGTTAGAAAAGTTCTCTAACATGAAAACCATGTTTTCGTTCTGAACTTCCCCGTAACCGGCATAGTTTTTACCGATTAGTTTAATATCTAATGTACTATCAATAGTACCGTCTGAAACTACAGTAACTTGTTGATTGTTGTATCTGTTGATGGTGTATGGCATCTCTTATTCCTTATTCCCTAGTATTTATTCAAAATTTAAACTACGCTTGTGGGCTCATCGCTATCCCAGGCCCATGCTGTACCAGAAACAACGAACTGTTTCACTAGTCTACTTGGGCCCGATGGTATAATACAATGCACTCTACAAACAGTTCCCGGCTCTCTTAGCACTGCTGGGCCAGCGGTTACTGGGAAAATATCAGTTACAATAGCAGTAATCTGCCCGTCACTTAATCCAGTAATATCTAATGCAAATCCTAGCGGAGTTGACTTTACTGTTGTATTTAAAAATCCAACATTAACTGCATCTGTATCTGCAGACGGAGTTGCTAAATTAGTAATCTTCTTATTACTAACATCCACGCTACCGCTACCTTTTGGAGCAATAACAATAGTACCGTTAACATCAATTGCATCAGTGTAAGCAATAGTATTAACATCAATTGTTATCTTGTCTACTTGTAAAAATTCTAATGCTCCTATCGATGATAAGCTAGGAGCCGAAGTTACTGTAGGCAAAGTATCATATGTCAATACTTCGAAATTATTAATTTTGTAAGCCTTAGTAAACGGGATATTAATATGCTCTGAGCTAGACCATGCATTAGGACTACTTTCCCACATGAATGTCTTATCAGTAGTACCTTTAAGTGTGATACCACCGCCTTCAGCAGTTATATCGCTTGGGAATCCTGTGTTACCTAAGATAACATTCTTGTCCTCAACTTCAAGATTAACTGTAGCTAGGCTAGTTGTAGTACCATTTACTGTTAAGTTTCCAGAAATAATAACACTACCTTCAACATCTAGTGTCGCCTGTGGGCTGTTTGTGTAGATACCAACTCTGCTGTTCTCTGCATCAATGTAAAAACTTGGTTTCAGAAGACCTGTAGGATCTAAACTTCCAATTTGAAAGTTTTGATTTCTAACATTAGAGTTTAATTGGTATTCTAAAGGTGCAAAACTAAACTGTACTGCGCCAGCTGGCCCTAAGATTAAAGGAACTGAATTTAAAATTGACAGTGTACCAGTAGTTGCAGAATCGTCGCTTGTTGATAAGAAGTCGTCTGCGGTCTTTAATGTAACACCGTCACTAGATAATAGCGCATCAGCTTGTTCAACTGGGACTCTAAACTTAATATCTGCTAAGTTGCCCGAGTTAAATCCAACTTTGATAGTTCCTACGAAGCCTGGAATATCATTTGCCGGTGTAAATTCATCTTTACTGTAGATACCTATCAATACTTGTGCCACATACATTAGTACAACACTATGGCTAATATCATTAATATCAACTACTTCAAGAACCTGGAAGCCTGAGTAACCTTGTGACGAAGTATAAATTGGACCGACTAGTACTGTTGCACTACCGTCGTTAAAATACATCTGTTGGTTAGTACTGTCGATCCAGATATCGCCTTGTGCAATACTGCTAGGTACTGTACCTGCAACAATAGTTCCGCCGGATACTTTAAATCCGTTACCGTCATATACTTTTAAACGACCTTCACTAGTGTCGTACCAAACCTGTCCAGTTAAAGGATTGTTTGGCTGGCTAGTATTTGCAAAGTTTTCTAAGATCTTTACAAAGTTCTCGTTGATAAACTCGCCGTATGTGCTAGCGTTCTTACCAATTAATGTAATATCAGTCGCAGACTGATCAATAGTGCCGTCTGTAATTTCTGTTAAGACGGAACTATCTGTTTTGTTTATAATGTAGCTCATGATATTGTACCAGTAAAGATAATATAGTTGATTGTTGTAAACGGATTCATAGTAGTAAATGGTTGGCCTAAGCGTCCATCTGTATTAATACCGCCACTGTTAGGCAATCCTGATCCAGTACTTGTGTTAGGCAATCCGTATCCTGCTTCCGCTTGTGGGTCACTAGGCGCACCTGGAATACCTGCCGCATAGTATTGAGCAGCATTTGTACTTAGATCGTGTTGGTGTTGTGGCAAGTTTGACAAATCTAATATAGTCTGTTCGCTTCCGCTCTTGGCACCAAGTGTATCTGCTAGTACATTTGTCACGCTGTTAGCTGATCCGCCACCGGCAGGTACGCTAACTGTGATGTTGTCTTTACTAGGAACATATCGACCGTTGTTCATGTCGTCACGACCTAGTGGGAATCTACCTCTAAGGTCCGGTAATGCAAATGTTGCGGCACCAATTAACAGACTTGCTGTCTTGTATGTGTAACCAATTACACCAAATAGTGTTGGGAAGTCTGAAATTTTAACTTCGCTACCGTCACATAGTAAGTAACCGTTTGGAACAGTTGCTCCTGCAAACGGAAATATTGCGCCTGCTGGCACAAACGGTATGTTCGAGATAAACTGTTGCTTAGTAATTGATCGTAACCCTGCGCCAGTACCGCTACGATACATTAAGAATGTATCTGCTAGCAACGAATCAGTTGCAGGTGTTTGGGTAGTAATTAAGTCTGGAGTAATAGATGTTTGAAATACTGCAACGCCTGTTTCTGTAACGCCGTTAAACGGAACATCAGTACTAGTAATCTGTCCACGCAATCTAAAGACTGTAGTGTCTTGTAAACTGCTAGCCGAGCCGCTAGTGTTACCTGAGAATGCGCCTTCAAACTGTCCAGTAAAAATAGTAGTACCGTCTGGCTTACCTACTGTCTGAGCATACACATTTCTAAAAGGACGAGTCTCACTACCTAGGTCATATGTGTTTGCGGCTGAATCAGTTCCAGGCACAATAATTGGACCAGCTATTGGATCATCGTTAATGTCTAGATTGTTAAGTACTACCTGCGCATTAAATGTTGCAGTATCACCAAACTGTGATTTCTTAGCAACTGATAAACCGCCGTTAGTTCTAATACTTCCAACTCCTAATGCCGTTGAGTCAATCGATCCAGTAACAATTATTTCATCGCTAACTGTTAAACTGCCTTCTACATCTAAGGTTGTTTCTGGGTTACTATTATTTGGGCCAATACCAACTTTAGCATCAGCATCGATATGAACTGCTGTAGTAATTGCACCTGCGTTGTTTAGTTTAATATCAATACTGTTGCCAGATGTTTTAGAGAACAGTACTGTAGTGTTTGTTTCTGTGCCGATGTTAAAGTTTAAGTCGCTACCGATACTAAGGCCGCCGTTTGATCGAACATTGATTGCATAGTTAGTAGTGCTTGCTTGGTCGCTTCTCAAGAAATTTGAAGAGTTAACAGTTGTACCATTAACTACCAGTGCGTCAGCTTGACTAGCAGTGCCCCACATCTTAGTAGGAGCAGTTGTACTAGTTGCATCAACTGTACTAATATTCATGCCTTGGCCGATAGTAGTGAATCCTGCAATAGTTGACTTAGGTGTAAACGCTGCCTTGCTAATAATTGCAATACGATAATCTTCGGAGAAGAAAGAAACTACATTGTGACTTACATTAGAAGTGTCAATGATTGATTCAATTTGCGGACCTGTCTTCAAACCTGCACTAAATTGAGGACCAACTAACAACCAAGTGGATCCTGAGAAAATATATAACTGCTGGTTAGCAGTGTCGACCCATAGGTCACCTTTTAGACTGTTATTAACTTGAGGAGCAACAGAGGCTTTCTTAACACTACCTGCGGCTGTCCATGTTGTGCCGTCAAATACTTTTAAAAGATTAACACCAACTGTATTGTCATACCAAAGTTGGCCTTGCACAGGGTTTGCTGGTGCGCTTGTTCTTGCAAAGTTTTCTAATAAGTGTAAAAAGTTTTCTGCTACAATAGGAGCGTAACCTGCATAGTTCTTTCCAACAAAGGTTAAACTTGTAGATGTATCAAGTGTTTGATCTTCTACTGTTATACTTGGCTTTGCTGGGTTTGTTGTTTCGGTAAATTTAACTTGGTAAGCCATTTATTAAACTCCTACTAGACCAGTTAAGCTCTGGATACGAACTGTATAGTCAACTTGAATTAATCTGTTAAGACTCTTCTGAACTGGGTGGAATATAACATGTGTCAGTAGTAACTGATTGCCTGTCGAACTATAGCTCTTTAAGCCTAGTTCATCAAATACAAACGAGCTGTCGTTGTTGTTTGTATTGTCAAATGCGCTTTGGCTGCTAGGCTCGCCGTAGTCCAGTAAACATGTAATAAACACATCAGTATAATTTGTGCCAGTTACATGTCGTGTTTCAATAAAATTTCTTGTTGGATCAACATTATTAGTACTTCGATCGTCAACTACTTTAGTGTATGTTTGATTGTACAAGCTAGCATTAGATCCAGAGCTATTAGGTGTTAAGTATGTAATAATACCAGTCGGGTCAACGGCGGTTCCGCCGTTACCGAATGCCATTTCGTAAATGAAGCCCTGGCCGCTATTAGCAATACTCTGCGCTAGCGCAATACTAATATTTTCATAGTGAATTGCATTACGCTTGTCAATGTATACTTCCTTAGTTACCGGATCGGAAATTTTAATGTGACCTTCAATATGAACGCCTGTTGTGTCTTTACTCTGCATAGTGATCTCTCTTTATTCAGTATTTATCAATAGTTATAATGTGCTAGTTTAATCCCACGATCCGCCAATCTGCTGCCAATGACTCTGTGTAAAGATCAGTGTACAGATGCTAGTCGGAACTTGCTCTGCCGCTACCCAATAGCGGAATGGCCATAACTGCCAATCCTGCATCTGTGTCGATTGTTCTCGTCCGTGAGCAACCGTTACTATCACATTGTTTGACGTGGTAAATGTGCCAATGTCTGGAACAAGATACATAATCTGTCCCTCAACACCGTCTGCTAGAGTGTAATAACCATCGCCAATACTGTTGATAGATTTAGTTAGGTCTATTACTGCCGGGGTCGGAGGTGTTGCGCCAACTGCGTCCGGGTTAATCTCAAATGTTTGGCCAACTGTGTGCCCAGTACCGCCGCTATTAACGACAACTGAGGCATTTCCTAAACCATCAAATGTAACTGAAAAGTCTACATCACCTAGGCCGAGGCCACTAGTGTTTGTAACCCACGCTGGATTAGGGCTGTTAGTTACTGTTAGTTCAGTCACTGCTCCAGTTAAACCGTCAACTTGAGTTACTTCAAACTTTACATTGTTGCTAGTAAGGTCAACACCGGTTACAATCACTGTACTCTTAACCACAGCACCTGGAATAGTCATTTTACCAGTATTGTCAAAAGTCCAACTATGTATGCCGCCACCTGTATTTAGAGTAATGTTACCAGAAGCCGCTGTGTATAAGTTTAACTGCCCGCCGCTGTTGGCATCAATGGTAATATTACCACCTGTACCGTTACTGCTACTACCACTTTCGATATTAATATAGCCACCAGTACCATCTGTAGAGCTACCTGCTTGGAAGTTCAAGTATCCGCCATTGCCTGTAGCATTGCCACGACCAGCACGGATCTTAATATCACCACCGTCGCCACCAGCACTGCCGCCTGGGCCGGCCCATAGGTAAACGTCACCACCTTCGCCGGTTGTATCTGTATAACCTGGAGCACCTTGAATAATCACACGCTCTGCGTTAATAAACTCTGCTGTTGATGCCGGGCCATAAATGATTGCCTGTTGCGTAGAGTCACTAAACTTTAGAGTCTGTCCAGTACCGCTTGGTGCGGCATTATCGCTAATAGGCACTGTCATTGTTGGGAATGTTGTAGCACCATCTGTGCCAAACTTCCAGGTATTACTGCTTGTACCAATAGAAATGATATCGTCTAAACCTAGTTTTAGATATTTGTTATCATTACCAAAGTATTGATCGTAGACCGATGTATCGCCTACGCTGAGATGTAGGTGTGTAGGATTGTCGCCACCGTGTATTCTAAAATACATATTGGCATCAAGTCCAGGTCCAGGAGATAGATTTAGCCCCAAGGCGCCGTCGTTTGACCCTGTGCCTATTATTTTATTTCCTTCAAATGTGACATCACCTGTACCATATCCCAACAAGTCACCGTAGTAAATGTCGTTGATATTATAATCAGTGTTATTATGAACCAGCGTCCAGGTAGTCATATTTGTGGAACGCCACATAAACTCGCTGCCTTGTACAATACACACGCCGTCAGCAATATGAATAGCGTCTAGTCCTTCACCTTCGCTAAATGTCACTGTGATAGGCAGGCTTGGGACTGTCCACGCACTACTGTCAACATCAGTGCCGCCAATAGCGAACAAATCAAATAGATTAGGAGCACCTGGTCTAATACGATAAACACCGTTCCATCGAGTATCGTCTCCACTGCCTACAGCAATAGTTATGAATTCATCATACTGTGGAGAGTAACCAGAGTTAACTAAACTTATCTGTGTAGTTGTACCTTGTACTAAAATACCTGACTCAGTGTGCGTTTTAGGTGCAGGAGTTGAGAAACTAAATGTAGAACCGTTGTCTGTGGTGTAAACCACCTGTCCATTGTTGATTGTGCCTGCCCACATTTGTTGTCCATCTACTGTGCCTGCCACAGCAGAGTCAACATCTGGCCCACTGTTATACTGACCAGGAGCATATTCGTAGTTAGGAATATAGCCAAACTGGCTGGCAAACGCTGACTGATAATCGTGCGGTGTCCAAGTGTTTAATGGGTCTGAACTGGTCCATACTGTGTAGTTGTCATCTGATACGAAGAATGTACCATCTGCGTAACTGGCAATGTTGTTGAATCTTCCGGGTAAACCTGTAACACCATCGATAAACTGCCCTTCACCAACTTGAGCAGTTAGGTCTGTGATGTAGAATGCGCCCAATCCCTGTTCCAATGGGTCACTATTATTGCCGCCAAAGCGACTATCAATAACTGGTATCAAATAGCCTGTGCCATCATAAGCAACATCGCTCATTGATGCCTGCGGATAAGATCCCAATATCATAAAATAACCAGGATCAATATCACCGTAGGTCCAGGTAACACCGTCTGTAGAGTAGATGAATAATGGCCAACTGAGGTTGATAGGCGTGTTAGTAGTTAGGCTAGCACCCGTAGCGTCAGTACTGGTAATAGTTGCTGGGGTTGCATAATCAGTCTGGCGTAGTTCATACACACCTGTAAACGGTTCAATATAAGTACTGTCGTGGGTAAGAACGAATGTTCCGTTTAGTTCGGGATTGGTCGCACCGCTGATTGTTACTTCTTGACCTGTGAGATCTGCGCTAGTATTGTCTAGTGTTACTCGAGGATATATGTAGGTAAGGTCTGCTAGTGTGACCGAAGTAATGTTAGCAGTAACAGTACTGGTAGATTTATAAGCACCAGTTGCTACAAACTTACCACCGAGGTAGTTGATTTCACGCCAATCTACTGGTGCACCTTCACCGTAGGCATAGGTACCAGAGGCTAATGTTGGAGTTGCACCAGGTGTCAAGGCATAATAGATAGAGCCGTCATCGGTGTTATTATCGTTCATTAAATAAACAATTCTGTTGTTGCCAATAGCCACACGACTTACTGTTCGGTCAGTAAGCCCAAGGCCAGCAACGGTCCAGTTGACACCGTCCGTGGAACTAACTATACCTGCACCGCCTGGATTAGATCCACCGGCAATCCAAGTGCCTACAGTTGTTCCACCACCACTTTGTCCAGTGTAGGCTGTTGTTTGTGTAGTACCATCCGGGAATGTTAGGCCACCATCACCGTCAAACTCCCAAGTGTTTCGATTCTCGTTTTGATTTGTGACAATATTAACTGAAGCACTGTAAGTACCTTCATCATTCGTTGTCCAAGCACGAACTGTTAGTCCATCTTCATCTTGGCGGATTCGACTGTTGACGCCGCTGTAGTCCTCACCGTACTTCCAAACTAGACCACGATTTACTCCGCCATCTGGGCCGTCAAACACTACATCGCCAGTATCCATCAGGGCAAATATTTCACCGTTTTCATTTTCTTCGAGTTGATTACCACTTCCACTACCGCCTACATTCTCAACTTCACCTGCGCGAAACTTTGGAAGGAATGGAATCTGTGTCCAATCGTTTGCGTTCCAGTTACTAGTTGCATTAGGAACGTCAGTTACCCACATTTGGCCGCCAAGGGCAATTGATCTCTCAGCATCTGAATATGTTCCTGCTACATCTACACTAATCTCATCAATCTCACCGTCATCTAATTCTACACGGTATTGGGCCGCAACATACTGTGAGCTCGGTGTTAATATTCCAGAATAAAAATTCCACTGAGCATGGTCAATAACAACAACTGTCGGTGCGTTGTAACTCGGACGATTATCATAATCACCGTCTTCTTCAACTTCTTCTACTGTATAGTTAGTAGCCTGTGTGACGCCAGGAATAACAACACCGGTTGTACCTGCTTGTAAATTTACGCCGCCTAGTGTTAGGTCAGCGCCTTGTATTGCGAATGGTTTATTTGCCATGTTATATTATTCCTTAATCCCAGTTTAAGATTTCGATAACCATAGATTCGATCCATACACTATTTGTCGGATCTAGGTTAGTTGCTGTTATTTCTATTTTGCTTGTTAGAGCATTCCATTGTGAATCATATGTTACAAAAGGTGAAACAGTAGTGTGGATCACGCCGTACACTGTATCGTGGACAATTAAACCAGTACTGTTTCTCACCACTAACATTTCACATGCTTGATAATCACTGCCCATATTGGCTTTAAGTATCAACTTAACAACATTAGGAGATCCTGCTGTAGTGTAGACAACACCAGTAGTTACTGGCGCAACACTATTGCCTTGCGGTGGTGTTAGTTGATAACCGCCGTCAATATTGATACCCAAATTAGTAAAGCCAGTAGTGGTCAACACTCCATTACCATCTGCGACAATTGTAACGCCGTCAACTTTTACGCCGCCTTTAACAGTAGTAGATGCAGTTGGTAAATTAGAACTTATAACACCGCTACCATTAATTACAATTGACGAGTTATCAATCTTAACAGTACCTGAAATAGTATCAGTTGCAACAGGCACTGTTTGCACATCTGCACTTAATACTCCGTTAGTAATTGTTAATCTTGCACCTACTTTAATACCGCCTAGTACATCGCTAGTTGCTGTAGGCAATTGATATAATCCGCCTGACACATTAACTACACCTGTTTCAGATATAGTTAAGGTATCACCAACTTTAATACCACCAAGTGTGCCTGCTTGAGCAATTGGTAGAGTATACGATCCGGGGTTTGCACTTAGCACACCCTCGTTGTCGATAGTTAAATTTTCACCTACTTTGATTCCGCCAAGTATGTTGTTAGTAGCAATCTTACTTCTAACTAGAATATCTCCTGTACTGCTACTAACAGTGATGCCATCACCTGCTGTTAGTTTTGATACAATTGATAAAGTTCCGTTAGTTGCGCCAAGCGCAGTGTACAGTTCACTGAAATTATCGTTAATTTTTTGAGCGCCATCTCTCAGGGAGTCCCCTGAGCCGTCATTCTTAACTGTACCTATATTAATAATTTGCTTTGCCATTTTTATCCTCGGTCAAATGTTAGTGTTGCATTGTCCATTGAAGTATTATCACCGTCAAAGGTTGCGTTTTCTCTATATTCAATGCTCTTAAATTCACTGTACCAGATACCCGGTGTGTCTTTTAAGAACTTTGCAATTTTTGTATCATCCTCTTGGATGTTTACTGTACTATCCCAAGAACTACCTTGGCGTTTAACTATTGTAACTCGTGTACCAAATGGTGCGACTTCTGTTAAGTTAATTGCATTTTCTGTTGTGCTGACTGCAAATTCTGCGGCAAACTCAACATCCCCTTCTGGGCTTTCAGGCGCCTGTGTAACACTGTAAAGAACATATGGATTCTTCTTCAGTCTAGTTCCGCCTGCAAATACTTCAACTGCATCTTGCGATAGAAGTGCAGCCGCCGCTGAGGATAAAGTAGTACCTTTGTAGGTCCATGTGTTATCAAGTGCAACTGTAACTGATGTTAAGTTAATAGTATCAGTGCCAGTAGATATAACATTTTCAATCATAGAAGTTTCTACATATGGAACTGTTTCACTTGGTCCAATGTCTTGGACTTTTGATCCAACTGGATGAACTGTTGGGGTTCCAGTACCGAGTGTACCTCTGCGTAGTTGACTCAATATGTTGCCATTGATTGCAAAATATTCAATTCGTTCGCCACGAATCTCTACTACGCCTGGCTTATTTTTAGCAGGGTTAGGGATGTCAAAGTTACTTGAATCTACTACCTCAATTGTTAAATCATTATAACGCAATGCTCTTACTAGCTCCGTTTGTTTATTTAAACTCAAACGCTTAAAGTGTACACGATTCAACATATCTTTGAACTGCATGTATGCAATACCAGCTGATAGTACATTGCTACCAAAAGTTACAATAGAAATTCTATCATCGTATACAGGGTTAATTGCTAACTTGATCGTTGACAAGTCTGTTAACAATTTAAAATCAACGCCTGGTACTAGTAACTCACCGTTCTTAGTTACCATTACATAGTAGTCATTAATTACTGCACGGTCAAGTTTAATACGACCGCCAGTTAAGCCAGTATAGTCGTAATATTCTAATGTATCAGGCACTAATGCGATGTCTGACTTAACAGTGAATCCGCCGCGTTGAATATCTAATATATCGTGTTTGTAGAAACTAGTAACTTCTAAAGTACTACCAACAGTATATGAATCAGCAAGAACAATCTTTGCTGATGCTAGTGAAGTTGCTGGTACAAACAAGTAACCGCTATTGCTTCTAATGCTGATAATTAATTGCTGTCCGCTATGTTGTGCATACACTTTCTTGTTAATCTTAATGCTGATACCGCCTAAGTTTGGAATGTAATCAACTCCAGACACTAATAAAGTAGAACCAGCAATAACTACCAAGTCAGTAATTTCTACGCTGTAAGGAACAAAACGCTTTGGATCAATTTCGTAAGTTAGTCGATTACTCTTAATTGTAAAGTAAGTGTTGTTTGGACCGTCAAGTACTACTTGACCAACTTTAACAATCATGTTAGCTTCAATCGGTAGTGAATCACCGTAGCTGTTTTGTAAATTGTATTCTAAAGACTCAGTTACTTCAAATCGTTCTGTCTTAGTAACAGAGTAAGATTGGTCTGCACCGCTTACAATTACAAAATTAATAACAGAATTAGCTAGTGGAGTAATAGGGAATCTAATACCTACACGATTAGCAGAATCGTATGTGTCATCTGTTTTAAAGAACTCGACATCAGTTTGCTCACCGTTAACATAAACTAATCCGTTCAATGCTGTTACCCAAGGTGCTTTAGTAATGAACTCAGATGTTAATCCGTTAGCAATAAAGTAATCTAAGTCAAGAATGTTTGCACCTGCAAATCCAAAACTTAACAATGACACCACTTTACCTGCATCAGGAACTGCGTTAAAGACTACAACCTTTCTTTGATAGTCAACTGTGTAGTCGTCTGTTTCGTACATGATAGTATCGCCAACTTTAACAATTACAGCTTGCTTGCTATTAGGTTGCTGTGTTAATGCAAACTCAGCATCAGTGCCGTTAGCAACATAAGTGTCAACTTTAAGTTGAGCTGAACCGCTATTTGGTCTATCAAATACTTTAATTGCAACTGCGTCAACAACTTGCCCAGGTACAACTTCTTCAGTTGCAGGACTACTTGTTGGAGTAACAAATCCGTCGCCGTCTAAGATAATGTCATCTGCTGACAAACCAGTTGCTGATGAATATGCTAGATCGCCGCCGCTTAATGCAGTATCATAGTCTGCTTCTTGAGGCTTAATCGATCCGTCACTAGTACTCTTACGGAAGATAAACTGATCAGTTGCGCCAACTGTAAACTCACTAGGAACTGTAATTGTACTGTTAATACCGTCAGCAATATAAGTATCCATTACATTATCAACACCGTCAATACGAACTGGTCTTAGTAATGATGAAATCTTAACTGTGCTACCTGCTGGAGCTGGCTCAACTAGTACAAGAGTTCCGTTACCATAGATAGTAACATCAGTCGGTTCAATCAATGTTCTAGTAAAGATTAATGATTCGCCTGCGACTAAATCGTCAAACAATATTTGACTTAATTTAATCTGTGTGCCGTTAACTACTGACAATATAGTTGTGTCATAACCAAATACACCGGTTCGAGTTGCAGTAATGACATCACCTGCTTTTAGTCCAGTGGTATCATCAATAGTAATTGTTGAAACGCCGCTAGTGTTAGTACCAGCATCAATAGTAATGACTACTGTTACCACTGGCTTAACATCAAGAATGTTATAAGTGTAAGTTGTTTCTACACCGTCAGATAAGTGTTCATCAGTGTTGTACTTAACATGGTATGCGTTGATTTCTGTGCCGGCGGCTGGAACATATGGTAATTCAAACACATGATCGTCTGCAGAAACTGTTACAATGTAGTCGTCGAATGTTGGGTCAAAGCTGTCCCACTTATCTGAATAGTAAGGTAATGTTCCCCAGCCTGCGCTTACACCAAAGTCTAAACCGCTGACAATTACGCCACCGTAGTCAACACCAGTCATTAACTGAGATAGGTCTTTACCTAATTCTCCGCTAGCTGGATTGTAGTAGTATTGGATTCTATCTGCCGCACTAAGCACTGACCAATCTTTAATATATGTTATTGAGATAGGAGCGTCTTTTGCTACAGGAGCAGTAAACTGGATTGAACCTGAATAGCTAGTATAGCCTCTGCTAGTAGACTTAACTGTAGATAGCTTATAGTTGTCTTTAAGAACCTCAACGCCGTTGACAGTTACGCTTGATTTACCGTAGCGTGTATCCGGAGCCCACTTTAGAGGCCACTGTAGTCTTGAACCAGTGCCAGTAAATGTTTCAGTTTCTTCTAGTTGTGTAATAAAGTAAGTTTGAGTAATACGATCAAACTTCATCTTAATGTAGTTAGAACGAATTACACTTTCACCAATGTAAGCTACTGCTCTAGCATCTACGCCGCCTTCGCTTCCTAACCCGCCTTCAATAACAACTTGGGGAGTGCTTAAATATCCTGATCCAGGTGTTAGTAATACAATGCGATTAACTCGACCGTTGCTGATAAATGCACGACCTGTTGCGCCTGTACCTGTGTCGCTAACAAACTTAACTACTGGAGCATTTGCATAACCTGATCCACCGTCTACTAGAATTAAATCAGTTACAGTAAATCCTAAGTTATCTTTCCAATGCTTCCATGGATAAGAATTAATAGCATCGTTATCTGATACAACCGCACCTTCAAAGATGCTAGTTGCAATTGGCAATGTAGTCTTGTTTTGATACACTGGCATTAGATCAAAGTCAGTCATTGACAACGCACTGTTGTCTAGTGTTGAATAACCGCTTACATACTCTCTAACCTTAGTTCTATAAGGCTTAACTTCGTTAATGTACTCTTCGTAATTTTCTAAGTTATCATTGTTATAGTTAACTAACTGTCGTAGGCTACCAGTGTTGTGTTGTGCTTTTACAAAACTTGTCTTGAATACCCAATCTACAAAGTTCTGTTCTGAAAGAACATAGCGAACACTTGTAAAGAACAAGTTTAGATATTCAGAGCGCAGATCATCAATTAAGATATCATCTCTTAACGCTGTGAGTATAATGCGTAACTCTTGGCTTGCTCCGTTATCAAACATGCTTCCATCATACAACGAACCGTCAAAGCCGTAAGTTGTATTAGTAAAGGTGTAAATTGTCTTGCTCAATTGGATAGTGCCGTCTTGGCTACCGACAACTTTATATTGCTGTGTCCAGTCAATACTGTCAACATCTGCATACTTTTCTAATAGAATCCAGCCGCCAGCATTTGTTGTTCTAACTTTAACAACATTACCAATAGAGGCTGCGATATTGTTAAGTTCAACAAAGGTGTCAACTGAATAGTTAATAGCAGTAAACTGACTGTATCCAGTAGCATACCAATCAGCATAAGTCCAGTATCTACGAGTGTCGTATGATTGTGACTTAATTCTAGACCAAGTTAAAGTAGTAGCATCATAAGAGTGAATACTCCATGTACCGTTTGTACCAGAATCACTTCTTACTAATACACAATAATCACGGACTGCAAGTACAGTAGAATCAGCATAGCCTTTACCACCAGAAACAATAGTAACTCCAGTAATCTGGCCTTTAGCATTAATGATTGCTTTTAATACTGCGCCTGAACCTGAACCAACTACTGTAATTTCAGGTGCAACTAAGTAGCCGTTGCCTTTAGCAACGATAGTAACACTAGCAATTTTACCGTTAACAACTACAGGTGTTAATGCTGGTCTAACAAAAGACCCAACGCTAGCAAATCTTAGTTCTGCATCAGTGTCTACTACAGTGTCATAGTATCCGCTGGCAATGTTTGGTTCTGCGTCATAGCTTGATAAGTTAGCAAGACTTCTAGAATTAACAATGTGAGTGTCAAGTAATGTGAAGTTAGCACGCTCAACAAATTGTTTTAACGCTTCGAAGCGGTTAACAAACATACCTTGGCGTGGACGATTTTCAACACCGTATCGTAGCTTAGGTGCAAGTGCAGGGTCCGGCACTAGTCTGCCTTGACTGTCTTTTCCGCATAGGCTGTCAAACCATTTATTTTCAATAGTTGCAGGGATTAGTGAGCTTGGATTGTTGCTCAGTAGCTTCCACTCACTATGAATGTTCTGATTTGTTGCATCATTGATCCAATACTCAACTGACAACACTACATCTTTATCTTCTAATAAAGGTTGTGCATTGACTAAACTAAATGTATTTGATCCAGTTAGTGCTAAGAACTTATATCCTTCACCTCTTGGGTTACTGATTAGGTCAGCAATATCTTGTGCAGACTTAACTCGGCTGTTGATAGCAGGAACAGTCTTCTTGTTCTTTGCCCAGAAATAGTAAGTGCTCTTATAAGTCTTGCTGATGTTGTCGTAACGGCGCTTAACACTATAGCTAGTGCTGCCATATAAACTAGTTCCGCTGATGCCCTTAGTTAGGCCCTCTTCAGTATCTGCTTGTTCATCCCATTGCGCTGGAGTTAGTGTAGTTTCAACCCACTCATAAACATCAATGCTTGCGCCAGGGAATAATGTGTTCCAATTGCTGTTTCTATAAGTTAGTTCATTGTCATATGCATCAATGAACTTAGCAGTTCTTAGATCCCACCATAGCATACCAACTTTAGATTTAGCCCAAGCCATGCCGTCGTCCACATTAACTGTGTCGTCACCTACTGAGTAGATTGCAGGATCGTAGAATGTCTTGTACTTGATTTCTTGTTCAGCAATGCCTGGAATTTTTCCTTGAACTGGGTCAACTACATCTAAGTAAGTAACAATTTTGTTAGTCACTCGGTTGTATAAGAATGCCTTCTTAACTTTAGTTAGATCAGGCTTTGAAATCTCGCGGTGGATAATATTCCAGCTACGAGCATTAGTTGGCTTTCTATATTCATACACTTTACCTGATACAAATGTTTGGTCAAGTGCATAAGGTGCGCCAACGACAATGTAATTACCTGCTGTGGCAAAGCCTGAGCCGTAACCGTCGCCAGCACTTGATGGGTTAACTAGCGTTTCGCTATAGATCCATTTAGTGTCGTAGCGATCAAAGATATCAACTGTGCCGTTATCAACTTTTGTTTGTTTAAATTCAGTAACACGCTCGTCAAAGAATGTTGTGTTAGCATCAAAAGTAACTTCAGATGTACTGTCTGCATTCTTGCTGTATACAACTAATGTTTCAAAGTCGTTTAAGAATGCAATCTTAGTGCCGAAGTGACCAGATGTTTCCGGTCTAGTGCTCTTGATAGTTTGGTATTCAACATACTCGCCGGCAACTAGTTCGTATACTTTTACTACACCTTCATTTAGCTTCTTGTCATCGGCAAGTATTGACGATATTGCAATGTACTTGCCTGATGAACTGATAGCAGTACTCTGACCAAAGTAAGTGTCAGTGCCTGTGATAGTCTGTAATAGATTGTAAGAATCATTTGCTAAGTCATAGACAAACACATTACCAGGAGTAGTTGTGCCCGGAGCAGAAATTAACAATCTGTTAGTTGCTAGACTGATAGAAATTAGTTCTCCAAAATTTTGATTTGGGCCAACTGGTGATTCGATTGTGTTATCTGCATACTTCCAACCTGTAGAATAAAACTCTAAAATTCCGTCTGGAGTTGAGCTAGGTGCCTTGTTCAACACTAGTTTTGTAGAGTTAACTACAAGACCAACAATTTGTGTTCCGTCAAAGCCGGTACCACGAACATACATGCCTGGAGTAATACCAGCAGTGCTTGAAACAATTAAAGTGTTTGATGTACTTCCAACAGGGTTGTAATACGGTGTTGCAGAAATTGTATCACGATAATTTACTTGATAAACAATACCAGTGTCAGACGCATAACCTGCGGCGCCAACAAATAAGGTGTCGTTGCCAAATGCTAAACTTGATCCAAACTGTTCTCCAGCAACTGGTGTTGGGCTTAAGAATGTAGTTACTAGACTATAGATATTGTTCTTATCTTTTTCATACAATGAAACTACACCATGAGATGCCAGTGTCAAGTTAGTACCGTTAACATCAACTTGATTTAGTACAGTTGAGGAAATAGTAGTAACACACGCATATCCAACTCTTGGAGAGCCAACTGCTAACCAGCGGCCATCTTCACTTGCAACAACAACTTCTGAAATTGCTGATAGATCGCTATTTGGATTAATACCAAACGAATTACTCTTAGCAATGAAAGGTTGAACAATAGTTTGTCTTTGAATCCAAGGAGCATTTTGTCCTGGAGTCTTATCATAAACTACAATCTCGCCTTTGTTTGTGCTAATGCCAATGATATTTGCGGCTGCGTTTAAATTAATAGAGCGACCATATCCTAGGCTTTCAGCAGGGTTAGTATTACGCAACACAGTTGATGTAAACACTGCATTGTATTTCCAAGTTGCCCAAGTGCCGTTACCTGAATTATCAGTCCATAGCAATTCATTCTCTAGAATGTCTGAGGGGATAACTTCGTTAGCAAGATCAATCGACGAGATGCGCTGTGTAGTCAAAGCATAAATTAAGATTGACAACTGCTCTGTAAACGGTGTCCAACCTGCAACTGTAGCATCAACTGTAAACTTGTTTAATGTCTTTGATTTAATCTTGTAAAATCCGCTAAACTTTTCAACATTGCTGATTGCAATATAAGACCCAACTTCTAGATCAATTAGTTTAGTAGATGAGATTGTTAGTTCTTTTGCACCAGAATCATAAGTTACATCAAGCACATCAATAAAGGTAGGAGTGTATCTGTAAACATTCCAGCTTGGACCGTCAGTACCTGCCCAGATGTAATTACCTACAACGAATCCTGCATTAGATGCTGTTAGAATATCGTCGATGTTGCTGACAATCAACTTAACTTCGTCGGGACGAACATATCCCGGAGTGCGAAGGAAGGCCTTGTAATCAGCAACTAACGGCCATGGATTGTTATTATAGCCCAATGGCTTTAGGTAAACATCTGTGGGAGTTTGACGATAGACAAAATCTACTTTTGTTTTATCAATAGTATTAACTAGCTCAAATGCTTGAGGATTGTTCTTAAACTCAGCTTCGTCTAAAACAAATTCAATGTTTTCAAAGCTAGCATTGGCACCGTACTGACCTACACGCAATGCCCATTCTTCGTAGAAGTCAATGCTGTCAGTGCCTTCGGCACTTAGTACATCAAACAATTTATTTAAACTGTTTTGTGTACCTTTCTCAATAATCATGCCTTGGTAGAACTTAAACTCGCTTACATCATCCTTAATGATGTTTGACAAGTACTGACGCTTTTGATAGCCAATTAAGTGCTGGGCCATTTTCTGTTGGCCGGCATCAAAATTATCACTGTCTAGATCATAGAAGTCTGTAAACTGTGCAGCCTTGTATGTCCAGTTAGGCAATAGTTGTGCTGTTGGTTTTTGCTCTAAGCGGTACCAGCTAGTTGCTTCAAACGCTGAAGTGCCTGGTGTAAATGCATTAGCAGTATAATAGAATTCTTTGTACTTAACAATATCGCCTAGAGAATAATCTTTCCACGCTTCCCAGTCTTCAATTGTTGCTTGGTCAAAGATAAAGCCCGGTGCATCAAATGCACCTTTCCAATCAGTAGTCACATAACCTGCAATTTTAATACGGTCTTGTTTGTAACCGCTTGCAGGATTATAGATAGTATCGTTGAACATTGTGCTGTTGTTAAGCAGTACAACTTGTTCTTTCTGTACCAAGTAGAATGTTGCACCGTAGATGCCGTCTTCTCCCTGTGGGGTGTAACTTACTTTGTTATCGTCTCTGTATGAATTTAAGAAGTTTGGAGTAATTGGGGTCCCGTCGGCTTTAAAAATCTCGTAGCCGTTGAACGGATTACGGATATCATCAACTACGCTGATAGGTGCGTTGAATGTTACTTTCAATGCACTTGGGCTTAGAGAAATAACAGAACTACCTACAGTATTCAATCCATCTAATTTAACAAAGTCATCTTCGATTAGGAACGGGCTAGGTGGAGATGTACGGATAGCACGGAAGTAATCTCCGTTGTAGCGAACAATTTCCCCGAACTTAGTTTCAGTTTCAGGTAACCAGTCTTTCCATTTGTCAGATCCAGTACTCCAGTTCTGTGTCGTCCAGAACATAAATTCTTTTGCACTAGTTTCCCAGTTAGCTACTGCGCCTAGGTTAAGGTTAAATTCGTCAAAGACAAATCCTTCGTCCTTTAACCACTCGCCGTAACCTAATAAGAAGTCAACAACTTCTTGCACTGTTCTAAACTTAGTGCTGTAGGGAACAGTAATAGCTTCATCTCTGTTCCACTTTGTTCTAAAGTATGCATCGCGTCCGCCAATGATTGGCAAACTTGGTAGAGTTTGATACTTTGAAATATCAAAAGTAGTTGCAACATGCAATACTTTCACTCGATAGTATCTGTTGTTATAGGCTACAATCTTGCCAGCGGCATATTGTTCACCTTGAGTCCACTGGCTGAAACTTTCCGAGATACCGCCAATGTTAACTACTCTACCGTCTTGTGTATATGGGTAATATTTGAAGAACGGCTGAGTCTTGCTGTAGCCTTTAACTTCGAATCCATCTTCTAACTTAGTGATAATAACACCACTGTAAGTAATTTTCTTAATTGGACTTGAGCTATTAAGGATAATGCTGTAGTCTTCTTGAGGGATGAATACCCCTGCAGATGCAGTAGGGCTCTTGCTATCTAGTAGCAAGTTAAATTTTTCTTTGCTAGTAAATCCGCCAACACGGTAACTAATTTGACTTGCTAGATTATCCATGTCGTAGACATAACTGTCAAACGATTTTAAGTTATCGCTAACAATGTAATCAGCAATATAGTTAATAATACCTGAAGTCTGTACTCGAGTTTTGCTAGAATAAATGCTAGGGAACACAACATCGCTAGGTGTAATTCTCAATCCAGTATCTTTGTAAACTAACTGTCCTGTTAGATCTCTAACAATTCGTGAACGGTCTAATAGTAGGCCAAAGATCTTCGATGGGTTCAATAGCATCATTGTCAGTATCACAGCAAACGGATAGTGACTGCTTCTGCGCCATGTAGCTTCAATTGGGCTAACATCGCCGAATACAAAATCGCCTGCGGCACTAGGTGTAATTACACCAGTTGACATATTTGATAGTAGAGGACTAATTAAGTTTCCAGATTCGTCAACAGGAATACATCCTACTAAGAATGGTCTTTCAAATCCTGCCTTAATGAATGCCGGCTTGCCTGGTTCTCTTACAATACCTGCAGCCATGTCTTCCCATAGGATCAAGTTGTCTCTAGTATAAGGAGCAGGTCCATACACACTAGTCCACCATGTTGGTTCTTCAAAGAATCCTAACATTTCCCAAGGGCAAATATTTGGACGGTCAGTATCTAACATCCAGCGATAGATACCTCTCCAGTATCCCGGAGTTTCTCTACCATCCGGAGCAGCATGTCCGCGGTAGTTGTAAGTCATTGAGTTATTTCTGTCATAGCTCAATGGCTTACTAAAATCTCTATCGATTAAACTTGTCCACTTGTAGAACTGTGGAGACAGTACTTCGTTAAACTCTGCTAACGAGTATTGTGTTTCTCTAATATAACCCGGTAAAAAGTCGTAGATATTAAAGATGCTAGTATCATACTGTACTTTAATGTTATTGTAAATTCGTTTTTCTAATTCAAGAATTAGATCATCACGGAAGTCACCATACGCTAATACTTGACTACCATCGTGACATTGGATCATTACACGCGGTGTAATCAAACTAGTGTCAGTATAAATTTTAGGTTCAAACTTTGGCCAGATGCCTAACTTGGTAGGAGTTGCTGGGATAAAACATCCGTCAGTGTTGTCATATTCGTAAACTGTAATAACATCACCGTTCTGTAGAGTTGCTAAAATTTCAACAAACCCTAGACCGTCAAATGTATACTCTGTCCCGTACAATAGTTGTGTAGAATTTAGATACACATAGACTGCTTTGTTTGATAACTTTGTTAGATCAAAGTTTTCAGACAACGGATATTTTTTATTTCTATAGTCAATAACTGTAAAGCTGTTAGCAACTTTAGCAGTATATCCTGCCATGTCACTAAAATAGTAAGGAGCAGTAGTTGGCTTGTCTTTGTTAATTTCAGCTAATACTAAATTAACATGTTCAACAGTTGCAATATCAACACCTAGTGATTCTGCAATAGTAATAAAACTTCGTTTAAATTTATTGTAGTCAGCTTGGCTTTGCTCAACCGCTCTAATAACATTGTTGTTATCAGAGGTAATGTGGTACATTGACAAGCTAGCTGGGCCGCTATGTTGTACAAACTTAGTACCAAACTGGGTTACATTTCCTAAGTCTCGTAAATTGTTTACGCCTGGGTAAGACCCTTCAAACGCAACTGTGTTATCTACGATAGAGTTAACATGATCGATAACTTCACCTAAAGTGAATTCGCTGATAGTTTCATTTAAAGGATTATTTTGTAAGTTGATTGGAATCTCATAATAGCCTGTGCTATTAACTGGCTGTGCAGTGAAGGCACGGATTGTCAATACATCAGTAGTTGCAATGTCAGTAGTCAATACTACTTTTTTGTAATCAGGGCAAGTGGTTAATGTCCATAGAGACTTATCTAAACGGATTCCGTTGACATATATTCTAACTTCTAAATCTAGTAGATTATTAACATCATCAAAAATGTCAATTTCAAAATTGTTTACTTTACCGGAATTTTTATAAATTCTAATTGCGGCCTGTGTATTCTTAGCACTGCTAATTTGCCATCCGTTAACATACGCAACTGCGGCTGACTCTGTAGACTTAACTAAGTGTCCAGCGGCAATTTTTTTAGTAACAATTTCTGCAACATCTTTGTACTCAAAGGTATCTGTTGCTAGGGCAAAATTGAATACAATGTCGCCAATGTTATTAATGTTCTTGTGACTTAATGCAAATCCTAAATTAGAATCTACAGTACCAGTACCTACTTTATATGAGAATAAAGTTGTACCTTTAAACGAAGAACCATCATATACTGATGTATCGCCTAGACTGTAACCTGCATTATCAACTACATCAAATAATGGAGTTTGATTGCGGCCAGTTTTCTGTTGTGTGACTTTCCAAGTTGCGCCATCATACCAGTACATCAGACCTTGATTCTTAGTACCTTGCTTAACTAGTACAACATCGTTTTCAATCGGATCGTCTTGTGCAATTAGTTGTACTTGGCGACTTGATATTCCGTTCTGTGTAGTATGCAGTACATCGATAAAGTTTACTAGATAAATTTTATTCTTAACTAGAATATCAGTGTCAGCAGTAAACAATACACGCATGCCTTGGGCTAGTGTGACTCCGTCAACATTATAACCTAAGCTGCCTTCAATTGTTGAAAACACATCAGTAGTATAAGTGTCAATTAAATCAACATCAGGTACAGCTTTAAGGCCAAAGTTAAACAACTTTAGGTGTGCATCAAATTCAATAATTGGACGGACAGCTCGTGCTGACTGGTCAACACTGGCAATCTTTCCATTAAATGTTGCGCTGGCTTCAATAACATCCTTGTGGAACCAACGGTTGTAACGGCTCCATGGGTTATGGTCACGGCTGGCGCGGTTAATTACTACATAATCTGGGTTCTTAGCAAACGATGTTGCATCACTGAACGGCATGTTGTCGAATGGCGTATCATCAAACAGAACTGATTCAGTTACAGTATATGCACTTACTAATTCTAAGATAGATTCGTTAACTAAAGTGATAGCATCGCCGACACCTTCAACATAATATTGTCCAGTGGCATACTCAGCAGGTTCTACATTTCCGTAGAAAGATACTTTCATACCGTTGCTTAATGCAGTACCGTTTTCTAATGTGTAATTCTTCTTGCCGATAATTTCTGATTGAACATTGATGTAAGTGTTTTCATCAATTGATACTACTTGGAATACTCCGCCTAAGTCTAGATCATTCTCGCTTAGGAAGTATAGTACATCAGGAGAATCGTAAGGAACTTCAAATGTTAATACACCTAATTCAATTGCATTGTTTGTAATGCCTTTTGAATATCTTTCTCCGTCGCCTGCTACTCTAGCAGTCTTAATACTAAACGGATTTCCTGGACTAGTTACAGAAAACTTGTAAGTTTGTCCCTTGTATAATTTAACTGTAGGGTTTCTTGTTAATCCGTCAGGAGTAAACACAAAGCTGTTGCGGTTACCCTCAGCTTCAACTGTAACAGTAAACTCGCTAACTACTGCAAGGCGCTGTCCTTTAATTCTAATAATATCTGGGCCGTATGGTAACCAGTAGTATTGTTGAAAGTTTACAAACTTGTCCCAATTGATGTGCGGATCCCATGAGTAAAACTCTTGGCTGTTAATCTTAGCATGGTGGTTGGTGTTTGAACCAAATACTGATAATTGGTTGATGTAATCTTGATAGTCTTTAAAGAAACTAGTATTGCCAATTGTATCTTTAACTGTGATACTAGGTTCTAACTGGTATTGCTGTCTAACTGCATTAGCCGCGGCAACGAATACATCGTCACCAGTTGTTGCTTTACTATTTTGTCTACCGATAAAACCATTGACTTTATCAACTGTACCAGTTTGGATTAACTGGTCTACTGTTGCTTGTAGAAATTTCTTATTGGCATCCGAGCGATAAAACCTTGGTAGGAATTCTGATGTCTTGCTATTGGTGGCGCTTGGATTAATCTTATCAGCCATTAGTTGCTCCGTATGTAGAACTTGTTATATTTTGTTGCGATGTTGTTGTTGAAACTAAAGAAGTGTTACTTACAGATTTAATTGCACTTGCAGTAATCCCTGAAATAATTTCAATGTCGTCGACTGTTGCGCCGTTTACAAATAATTGATCGTTGCTAGATTTAATTTCTAGTAAGCTACCAAAATTTAAACCTGTTTGTCTTGGGACAATTACAAAGTTTGTAATATCTGGTGCTAGTTGAGTCATTACATAAGTTGATAACTCTGTAAAGTAGAAAGTGTCACCGAAGTCCCAATTTTCTAATGCAAAGAATTCGTTAATAGCGGCAATTGCTCTTGCCTTAATGTCGTTGTCAGACACTACTTGATTAGTATTCTTTGTAATTTTAAAACTTGCTTGAACTTCTGAGGTTGCAGTTTGGCCAAATAACACTTTGTAACTCGCTGGGTGGTATACTACTTCATCGCTGATCGACTTGATCAAGTTTAATGAAGGAGCAATAGTATTATATAGCTCATCTGAACTTGGCGGTAAAGGCATAACGGTTCTCGAACCTGCTAACCATTGTCTAAACTGCGTGTCGTATCCCTTAGTAAGAACAAAGATATCCATGATGTTACTAGCGCCTGGATCAATTCTTGATTCATAATCTGCGCTATGTGTATATTGGAACTTTAATCCGCTACGGCCAATGAATGCTTTATAATCTAAAGTAGTAACTAGATTGTAACCTGTTGAAAGTACTTTTACTACATCAGTATCAACAAAGTAAAAATACTGACCAATGTCATAGCTACTTAATGTAGTTTTAATTTCAACTTCAGTTGCTTTAATTTCTACAGTTCTGTATCCGTTGTTTAACGAATTGTTAGAGATAGAGTTATCAAAGTATTTGTAATCTTCTTGGCCTTGGCTAATAAAGTATCGCTGTTGAATAATATACTTCTCAGCTAACTCAATAGAGGTACTATCTGGGGCAACAACATTGACAAACAACTCAGGATCGTCTACAACGCCGTCGGCATCAGTATCAGCAAATGATACAATTAACTTTTTGTTATCAACATACCCATCTAGACCATGGAATTCACTAATAATATCCCACTTAAGATCAGTAGTAAACGGGCTAGTACTACCTGGCTTATTGTTAACACTTAAAATTTGAACAGTATCTGAAATTACTGAGTTAGTCTTGCTATCATATATCTTGTTTGACTTATCAAAGAAGAATCTAATCTGATTGTCGCTTTCAAATATGTAACGAAGCTCGCGGCTTGATACTGTATAGAACTGATTGTCAGTTGTAAACAGTAACAACCAACTAGAGTCTTGTTGTTGATTGCTAACATCGCCTTGCTTACCTAAGCTAAATGCTGATGAAGAATCTAAGTTTGATTCAAAAACAACTTGCCATGTTTGTGATGTAGAGTCGTAGCGTAGACCAAATGGCTTGTTAGCAAAAATTAAGTCTACCATCATAGACACTGTTGAAGTGTCAATTACTGTTCTCCACTTAGGAACAATTTGTGCAATAACTGCACTTGAAGGAATTGTTTCGTTTAGTGTAATTGTACCGTAACCAGTAGCTAGTACACCAGTGCCAGCATTAGTACCGTCGCCTGCAACTGATACTACTTCAGCCCATAGTGATGAAGTAGATCCTTTAGCTGTTGGACTACCGAATACTAACTTATTTGATTTAGTTGTATCAAAATAGTAACCAGTAGGAGCATTAAATTTTACTAGCGCACCAGGTTTAAAGTATTTTAGATCAGTAGCTGTGTAGCTACCAACTTTGTAAATTGTTGCATCGACTGCATCGCCTACATAACCTGTAGACGAGTCAATGTCCGATGTCTTGTTATACCAAGAGATGTTTAAACTTTCAGAAACATAAACAACATACTTAGAATAATAGTAATTCTTTAAGTTACTATTTTCTAAAATGTCATAGATGCTGTTGTAGATAACACCTTCAATATCAGTTTTGTTTGCATAACTGAATCTAGTTTCAGCAAGGTACTCTTCTCTATAGATAATACCGTCATCTGCAAACAAGTTAGTTGAACTATACTTGCCTGTTGGATCAATAAGATCAAAGTAGCGACTAATACCTGCGCTTGATCTGTTAATTGCTTTTACTTTTGAAATTGTTTGACTAACACCGAGCGGACTAATGTTATAGTCTTCGCCTGTAATCATTCTGTTCTGTGTATAGTAAGTCGCAGGAGCGTTTGCTTTGATACTGTCGTTTGTTTCTGATGCGGCTGCATTCGATACACTAGTTGCTAAACTTAGAGTCAATGTTAATGTTTCTAATTGGCCAAGTTGAGAAATATAAGGAATACTTATTGCAACGCTACGGATATCTTGACTATTAATAGTATATTCTAAACCGTTACTAATTCTGTAGTAAGCACGGAATGTACCTAATGGCATATTACCAAAGGTGCCGTCGCTGAATACTAGACTAACTGCATCGCTAGCTCTAGTAACTACACCAAATATGTTTCTAATGTTCTTGTTAAGGCTGTTGTAAATTACATTGTTGCCTTCGAAGCTAGGAACTTTAGTCCACTCTTCGTATTCTACACCAGCTTGGTCAAGTTTATATAACCATACATCACTGTTGTTAATATTGCTAGCATCAATATCAATTGATTCGTTTGAGCTAGGTTGTGTGATTGAAAAAGTTCCAGTGTTTAAACTACCTTGCACAAAGTTCAAGAAGAATCCTGTGGCAGCACTGGCAGCACCTTGTCCGTCATCACGGTATAAGAATGCTAGTTTGTTTCCAACTTTAGGAGTTTCTTCATAGATAAAATCTTCACCCTTGAATGTTGTACTAGTAATTTCAAAATTCATGTTTCTACCATCAACAGTTTTGTTAAAAGCAAAAACAGGAACATCTGTATTGGCAGCTTCAAAGCGATATTGCTCTGTCGGAATGCCATATAGTGTCTTTTTGTCTGCTGGATTGCCAAACTGCTGAGTAGTTGGCATAGAAGCATTAATAACTTTAATGAACTGATCGTACCAGTTGCTGTTACTAGCATCATTCCAGCTAATAACTTGATTAGCTAGGTTACGACCGTTAGAGTCGATAACATTTTGTGTAGTTTGTATAGTACTAAACTTCAATAATCCTTGGGCTGCAAGGGTACGCTTAGAATTATAGCTCAACATACGAGCTAAACGCAATACGCTATCACGGCGCTCTGCTAGCTCTAGGAAGTTTTCGCGGGCATTTAGGTCAACGCGGAAAGCTATGCTTTGGCCCAAGAACGCAATAAGGTCAATTAGGGCAAGGTATTCGCTAGACTCAATGTAATCGTTAAAATCTTCAGGATAATTTTGACGAATATAGTCAATCATAGTACGGCGTAAGTTCTCAAAGTCATAACTTTGGAAATCCGCATTACGGAAGGTTTGATATACTCTCTTCCAATCTTCTGCTACTAGCAGTCTATTTTGTCTATCTGTTGAACTCATGATTTATCCTGTATTCAGTATTTATCGAATAAAATTATGTGTGTGTTTATTGAGCTAATAAGCCGTTAGCCTGGTCAAAACGCAGTTGTAGACTCTGGCTAATGTTGTGTGGTAAGAAGGTCAACATACATTCTATTTGTATACCATTGTCATAGCTAGTTACAATAACATTATCTGCTCTAATACGAGGATCGTAGTTAACAATCTGATTTACATTAGTTGTAATCAAGTCTTTTAGATCTTCAGTTAAAGGCTCAAACAGCAAGTCCCATATGATTGTGCCAAACTCTGGATTCATTAATCGTTCGCCCTGGCGTACATGGAAGTGATTTAGCAAGTCTTGCTTAACTAATTCAATATCAAACAAACTAAAATTTTCAGTAGTTGTATTGATCGTACTGAAGCCTTTGTACATCTTAGGAGCAATTAAATCTTGCTTGCCTTGTCCCTTTAGTGTTACTTTGTTATATAAATTTGAGCTCATTTCTGATCAGTTCCTTTAATTTTACTGAAAGTATCAGTAGTAGTTGAGTACTTTAGTGGTTGGCCGTGTAGGTTTTCATGTCCCGCCCACGGTTCAGCATCAGGAACTCTAGGTGCTACCGGAGCACTTGCACTTCCTGAGTTTAAATTAATAATGCCGCCATCAATATCAGTACCAGCATTTTGTACTTGTAGCTTGCCGCCCGAGTTGATGTTAACAGATCCGCCGGATGTTAGATTAATATCTTTATCAGCAGTAACATTAAAGTTACCTTTAGTGTGCATACTGATGTCGTCGCCTGCATAGATATCAATCTTTCCGTTGCTAGTCATTTCAATCCAGGTAGTTCCCCTAGCATTGCCAATATAAATCAAATCTTCGCTGTTGTGCAAAAGTATCTGATGTCCTGTTCTAGTTCTAATACGGAATAATTCATTATGAGGTATAGTATTGTTAGCGCCGGATGGACCATCTTGCTCTACACTAACATACTCCGGTGGGCCATCTTTGGCATGTGTCTTACGCAAGAAGTTTGCATCACCATCATCCATGACAAAAGTTGTGCCACCTAATCGGCTTACCGGCGCATTTGGAATCTTATGCTCTTTCTTGCCAACTGGGCCACGCTTGGCATTAGCTCGTTTATCAATAGGCCCAGGAGTACTAATACCGAACACACTACTAGGAGCTTCTCTACGAGCGCTACTAGTTGTAATACCTCGAATATCGTCGTCTAATAATCCTTGTGCTTGCAAAACATCTGCCAACGGATGGCGAGGTTTCTTAACTTGTGTTGGATCGACAGGAGTTGCGTTAACTGCTTTATTATATTCAGCAACCGGAACTCGCTTGCCGCCAGAACCGTCTACTACCGCAGAAGTTGCCGCAAGACCAGGAACCATAAAGTTCATAGAGTCGTCTGGAATACATCCCATCCAGTAACCTCTCTTAGGATCACCGTCAATAAAGATAACAACAACTGTTGTGCCAACATCGGGAGGTACAAACCACATGCCGTAAGACTTCTGTGTGTTGTTGTAGTCGTTAGGATCATCGCCAACATAGTCAACACTTGTTTGTCCCCAGAAAGGACTCATCATTTTTACTTGATGTAGCTCGCCTTCCGATGCTTGGCCGCCTACTGGTCTTAGAATTTCAACTTCTAATACTCCCATGTAGGTAGGATCAAGATGGCTTACAACTTTTGCAAGGAACGGGCCGGGGCGTGGATCTGGTTGATCAACTGGTGCGTAGTTACTAGTATCTGTCATTTTTTGTTTGTTTGTCCGTCTTTAGGTGGTTCAGTGTTTGTTGCCGACAATGTCTTAGATGCATCTGCGGCTGCTGGATTTTCTTGTTGTGGTCGTCTAAATCCAGAAAGCGTTTGCTGAAACTTGCCTTGTGAAAACTTACTAGTTAAAGTATTAATTTTGTAAAGTCCGCTAAACATTGCAACCGGCGCACTCTTACCAGCTGAAAATTTATAAAGCCCAGTAGCATGTTCTAAATCTAATGGGGTTCTAAAATTAACAACGATATCTACTTCACCGTTCTGCCAGTTAACTGTACCGTCTGAATTTAAGTTAGTATGCTGAGTAGGTTTTGCAGTGTAATTGCCTTGGCCGCTTTGTGCAATATAATAAGGATCACCTATGATGTCTAAACTTAATTGCATCATATCTTTGCCAGTAGTAATTGCATCATGGAACAAACGACCTGCTCGTGTTGCGGCATCTTCAGTACCGCCGCCACCTAGTTTATCTGTTTTAGATCCTGTGCCGTCCATTTTATTTTCAGTAGGATTAGATCCAACAGTTGTTGACGGATTAGATCCACTAGCAACTGGTTGCAATACTGCTGTCTTCTCTACGGTTGCACCAGTTTCTGCTGCCTGCGCAACGTCTTGAGATGATTTAAAGTTGTCAGCGGCAAAGGTTGCTTGGAAGCTGTTGTTAAATTCAATATTAAAATTTATAATTTCTGAATTCTTACCTGTATAGATATAGTCGTAAACTTTAACTGCTTGCTTCTTTAAGTTTTCAAATCCCGGAGCCTTAGTGTTAACACTCATTACCTTACTGGCATGTGCTTTGTAAGGAACTACACGGTAAACAATCAGTTTAGGCTTTGATCCAGTTGTTTTTAAGTTTTCATCAGTGGTGATGTTGTACACTTGCACATCAATTCTCCACCAATCTTTCATACCTTCTTTGTCTACTTTAGACTTATCAAGTGTATTAGGTACAAATTTACTGTTCAGCAATACTTGATTGATTGCGTTAATAATATCAGTATCCTGGCGGAATCGAAAGTCACTTTCTTTAGGATTAATAACCATGTTACCGCGGACATTAATATCTTTGGCTGCATCATACACTACATTGTCTTTGCTAACCGGAGCATCGCCCTTAGTGCCTAAGTCAAATTTCATTTCTGATGAGCCTAACGCATTACATTGTCCGTCAGGTTGCACTAGTGTACTGTTAATTTTACTCTTGCTAATTCCCAACTTAGTAAACAATGCACCACTAGTTGAATCGCCTGCGGCTTTTACATTCGTAGTTGCTTTAGATTTATTTTCTTTACTGCCTTCAGCTGGAGTAGTTGCACTTGACCATACTTCATTTGGAAATACAATAACAATTTCATCAGGTACTGCAACATTATGTACCTTAGCAGTATCTCTCAACTTTTGATTAATAACTGCTTGCAAACTCTTTTCACCAGTTTGCAACATCTCTTGCACAGTCTTACCTCGTATCGATACATCGCTCTTTAGCGCGGCTGATTTTGAAGCAAGGGCTTGTTGGTTGTAAGGCATTCCTGAACAAGCATATACTGATCCATTCTGGTTTACCTTCATATCAAACGCAGTAAATTTAAACGGAATGTATCTAGTAGTATTAGGAATAAGATCCATAGTACCATTAGAACTGTTGCCTCTAAATTCAATCTTTAAGATGTAAGGAGCATCTCGATAGTTTTTATGACCTGCTTGGTATGCGGCTGTCTGTAGAGAAATAATAAACATGCCCATGCTCAGCGGCTCAGTTATTTTAAAAGCAAGACCAGTGGCGTTTGTGTTATTGCCTTTTTCGTGGCCAATAACGCTGTCAATCGTTAAGTCATCTATAAAGAAGTCGAACTTACCGTAGGCAGTTTTAACTCTGTTTGTAGGATCAGCGTTTGCACTCTTGCAAATTAACGGAAACGATTTACCACTCAAGTAAGTAGTGTCTGGAAAATTTAAATCGTTGTCAGTTAGTACTCCTAGACTTATAATGTAGTTGTAAGTAGGGTACGACGATAGTATGTTAGGCATTGGCAGCTTGACTGAAGTCTTTGCTCCGCCAAATAAGGCACTAAGGCCTCCGCCTGATAATGCAGACGCAGGTCCAGAGTCTGCTAAACCTTTTACGGCTGTTATACCTGCGGTTGTTGCCGCACCAATCGAATCAAACACTCCCATGTTATAATCCTAATGCTGTTCTAAGGCTACTGCCTTTAGGGATATAAATTTTCTTCCCAGTGGTGAAATCAAAAATTGGATCGTCAAGCACATCTAAGTTACGCTGGATGAATACCCACCATAAGGCTGCTTCACCATATAAGTCGTAGGCTAACAAGTCTGGGCGGTATTCATACTGTGCTTCGATAGTATAAAGGAAGTCGTCTGACTCTGCGCTAACTGCTCTAATAGATAATAGATCTAGATAGTCTTGTTTTACTTGGGTAGTAAACCAAGGACTTAAATTTGTATAGGCTGCTGGCATATTAAATGTATCCTACTGAGTTGTTCATGTAACCGCCGGTGACAAATCTGTCTAAGCTGAAGTTTCTTGCACTTGCTCTGCTGTAAACTGGTTTCAATGTTAAGCTGATAGTACTCTTTGTTGGTACATGAGTCATACCGCCGCTAGTCTTACCACCAATACCAAATGTACCAGCAAGTGCGGCGACTGAACTTACTCCGCCTGCAAATCCGCTGATTGCTGATGTAGCACCTGATAGTTCTGGAAGAGCTCCGCCTAGTGTGTCTGCAAGGCCGCCAATGCTATCTGCAATACCTGCAATCTCTCCGGCAGCACTGCCAAACACTTCAGTTGCAATATAGTCGCAGTCTGCGCCTAAGTTTACACTCATTGATGCAACTACTACTGGTACATTTTTAAACACATAAGCGCCGTATCCGTTTAAGAATACTGCTGGAGGTGGATTGCCTGCTTTAGGATCTGCACCTGCAAACATTTTAGTCATTGAGCGCAAATAGTGAACTGTGGCAATCCAGTACAATGCTTGGGTCGCATCTTCAACTAGGAAAGGAGCTTCAATTTTGATTTCGCCAGGATCGCTTTTTTGGTACGCTTGGAAAGTATAATTAGTATGTACAGTTGAAATTGGACTGTATGTGGCACCAGAAGCAATATTAATGCTAGGAGTATACGGAAACACTAACCCGCCTGCATCCTTTAACGGCTTAAGGACTGGACTTGTCATGAAGCTAGCCCATCTTGGTAATGTTAATCTAACACGCCAATCATTAGCGGCATCATCGCCACCGAACATCGAAAGCGCACCCATAACATCGCCCAGGGCTTCTCCTGCGGCTGGCAAGCTAGCACTACGGATAGCACTCATTACACTAGTACCAGCGGCAACCGCGGCTCCTAGTTTGTTAGCAGTATTCATAGTCTGTGAACCAAAGCTCGCGCTTGGTTTGAAACTTGTTGTTATGCGTTGTCCTCTATTGAATGCCATAATCTTTTTCCTTTTGGTAACATATTTAGTTGACTTTTTAATGTGCGTAGTTTATACTTAACATTCCGGAGATATAATTAATGACAGCGAAAGTAAATTACCTAAACAACAAAGATATGTTGTTGGAAATACATAGAAGTAAGAGTACATATTGCAGTTTTACCGATCCAAAGTATCATCAATATGACATTATTTTGCCAAGTTTAGACAAAGTAAACATACGCACGATAGCCGAAGCTAAAAGAAATCAGGCTAAAAGAATAGGTGATTTGGAGTATCAAACTCGCAAAAAAGCAGGCGAAAAAGTCAAACAAGCCGACTGCGAAGTAGACTACAAGAAGATTGCTAAGACTGATTTAGTCTTTAGAATCATGACTTTCGATCATATCCCGCTTAATAATACCCGTAAAAAGAATCCTAAAAGCCTAGCTGATCACCGTGATAAAGTAAACTTTCCGCCGTTCCAGCATTGGAAATTCAATGATGAAGACGAGCTAGTATGCGTGGGAAAATCGCACTGGAAGGGTGATCTAGAAAAGGGTCACTTTGACAAAGATGCGGGCCAAATTACTAACACCTTAGCAAGAATGATGATTAAACTGTGTGAGCGTTACGCTACACGGGGTAATGTTCGCGGCTATACCTACAACGATGAGATGAAGGGGCAAGCTATTTTACAACTAACACAAATTGGATTACAGTTTGACGAATCTAAAAGCGACAATCCGTTTGCTTATTTTACTGCCGCAGTTACTAATAGTTTTGTGCGGGTTATTAATATTGAAAAGCGCAACCAAAATATTCGTGACGACATCTTAGAAATGAACGGTATGAACCCATCATACTCAAGAACTGGTGCAGGCGAACATGCCGCGGCACTGAAACGACACAATGAGGACACATCTAGTGAGTAATTTATTTAAAAAAGTTGCCTGTTTTACAGATATCCACTTTGGATTGAAGTCTAACAGTTCTGTACACAATCAGGACTGTTCTGATTTTGTAGATTGGTACATTGCTAAGGCAAAGGAGGAAGGTTGTGACACTGGAATTTTTATGGGTGATTGGCATCACAATCGTAACAGCCTCAATATCACTACTATGGATTATAGTCTTAGAGCCCTTGAGAAACTTGGAAAGGCTTTTGATAACTTTTACTTCTTTCCTGGCAATCATGATCTTTATTACAAAGATAAACGCGACATCCACAGCGTTGAATTCGGAAAGTATATTCCTGGTATCACTGTGGTACACGAGCCCGTTACTATTGGCGACGTTACTATGTGTCCTTGGCTTGTCGGAGAAGAATGGAAAACAGTAGGTAAGAAAGGTGGCAAGTATATCTTTGGTCACTTTGAATTGCCTAACTTCTTTATGAACGCTATGGTGCAAATGCCGGACCACGGTGAAATCCAATTAGATGCATTCAAAGAATACGAACTAGGATTTAGTGGACACTTCCATAAGCGCCAAGCTCGTGGTAATATGCACTATATTGGCAATGCGTTTCCGCACAACTATGCAGACGCATGGGATGATGACCGCGGTATGATGATTTTAGAATGGGGCAGCAAGCCAGAATATCATAGCTGGCCAGAACAACCAACATTCCGTACTGTTAAGTTAAGCCAACTTATCGACGAAGCGGACACATTGATATTGCCCAAGCAACATCTTCGTGTTACACTAGACATTGATATTAGTTACGAAGAAGCGTCGTTTATCAAAGAAAAGTTCATTAGCGATTATTCTATTAGAGAACTTACTTTGATTACTGAGCGTAAAGATGTTGAGATGAATACTAACATTGATGTGCAAGCATTTGAATCTGTAGATCAAATTGTTAGCAGTCAAATCGTCAACATTGAAAGTGACACATATGACAAGAACACGCTTCTAGCGATTTATAACAGCCTATGATAAAGATTAAAGAACTAACAGTAAAAAACTTCATGAGTGTGGGCAACCAGACTCAAGGAGTTAACTTTGCACAAGAAAACTTAACATTAGTACTAGGCGAAAACTTAGACCAAGGCGGAGACGATAGCGGATCACGAAATGGTACAGGTAAAACAACTATTGTAAATGCCTTGAGCTTTGCACTATACGGCAATGCTCTTACTAACATTAAGAAAGACAACCTAATCAACAAAATCAATAACAAGAATATGTTGGTTACACTATCGTTTGAAAAAGACGGTACTGAATATCGTATCGAGCGTGGACGCAAGCCCACGCTGATGAAGTTCTATGTCAATGACGAAGAACAAGGTACAGAAGAAAGCGATGACGCACAAGGTGATATGCGTGAAACCCAGAAGGACTTAGATGAACTGCTGGGTATGTCGCACGATATGTTCAAGCATATTGTTGCGCTTAACACCTATACAGAACCGTTCTTATCTATGAAGAGCGGAGAACAGCGTGTAATCATTGAACAGCTACTTGGTATTACTTTACTAAGTGAAAAAGCAGAAACACTCAAAGAACTTATCCGTCAAACTAAAGATGCTATTGTACAAGAAAGTGCAGACATCGAAGCGGCTAAGAAGTCTAACGATAAAATCCAACTAAGTGTTGACAGTTTAATTACTAGACAAAATGCTTGGAATACGCAACACGATAACGATTTAGAAAAGATCGGCCGTGCTATTATCGAATTAGAAAATGTAGACATTGATGCAGAGCTTACTGCACACGCTACTTTAAAAACTTATCTAGAGCAGGCAGCTAAACTAAAGAGCCTGAACAAAGAACGAGCAACCTTAGAGAGCGCGACAGCGCAAGCGGAGCGTAGCGTAAAGAAATACGCTAGCGAGCTTGCTGCCTTAGATGGTAAGAAATGTCACGCTTGCGAACAAGACTTACATGATCACAAGCACGAAGAAATGTCAGCTAAGGCTACTGAGCACTTAGAAGAAGCACAAAAGTACTTGGATAAAGTTAATGCAGACCTAGCTAAGATTGTCAAAGAGATTACTGCTATCGGTGAAGTTAGTGCTCGTCCGGACACTTACTACGATACTGTTGAAGAAGCACTCAAGCATCAAAACAACTTGAAGACTTTGGAAACTAACCTAACAATCAAAGCAGGTGAGACAGATCCTTATCAAGAGCAAATTGATGAGTTACGCAATACTGCCATGCAAGAAATCAACTGGGATAAAGTTAACGAGCTCAACGCTCTTAAAGATCACCAAGAGTTCTTGCTCAAGTTGCTGACTAGTAAAGATAGCTTTATCCGTAAGAAGATTATTGATCAAAACTTAGCATACTTGAATAACCGTTTAACTTACTATCTCGACAAGATGGGCTTGCCGCATACAGTTACATTCCAGAATGACTTGAATGTAGAAATTATGCAGTTAGGACAGGACTTGGACTTTGATAACTTGTCGCGTGGTGAACGCAATCGTTTGATCTTGTCATTGAGCTGGGCATTCCGTGATGTATGGGAAAGTTTGTATCAAAGTATTAACCTGTTGTTCATTGATGAATTGATCGACAACGGTCTAGATGCTAGTGGTGTAGAAGGTGCGTTGGGCGTACTTAAAAAGATTGCCCGTGAGCGTAAGAAGAATGTATTCTTAATCTCGCACAAAGACGAACTAATCGGTCGTGTTAACAATGTACTGAAAGTTGTTAAGGAGAACGGCTTTACATCATACGCAAATGATCTAGAGGTAACTGAATGAGAGACTTAGCATTAGTAGATGCAGTGGTTGCACTGCACGAAATTGCTAGGCTAGTAGAAGATACAGTCGGACAGGGTAACTTGTCCGACGATCTCCGTAACTGTGCAAACAGACTACATTTGATCAGCATTGACCAAGGTCGTGCTAGCAATGTAGCGGACGAAATTATTAAACAGGCTAAAGAGTAATGCATCAAGACGAAGAGTTGCACCAGCAACTCATGTTAGCATTTAGGGAATATTTTAAAGCCAACCAGGAATGGATGGCCAAAGGCACACGACGAGCGGGTATGGATACTCGCGAATGGCTCAATGTAATTAGGCACCTTTGTACTGACCGCCGTAAATCAATTATGGAATGGCGCTACGAACTCAACGAACAAACTAGGCTTAAAAAGGCTCAAGATCAACAGGCACCCAAGGATGATCATGCTAACTAAAGCATGTCATGGACTTATCAGAATCAGCTCGTAGAAACATTACCTGAAGATTGTGTTGGGTTTGTGTACATCATCACAAATATTATCTCTGGCAGAAAATACATAGGCAAAAAGCTCGCCAAATTCTCAAAGACTACAACTAAAACTGTAACCTTAAAGAATGGCACAAAGAAGAAAAAGAAGATTCGTAGCAAGGTCGATTCAGACTGGCGCGAGTACTACGGAAGTAGTCCAAATCTTCAAAAAGACATAGACACACTAGGCAAAGAAAACTTCACAAGAGAAATCCTATATTACTGCAACTCTAAGGCGCAATGCTCTTATATCGAGGCAAGAGAACAATTTTCCCGCAAAGTATTAGAATCAGACGACTATTACAACGGACACATTCAAGTTCGTGTACATGGGTCACACATATTAAAATCTTAGGCTAACAATACAGTAAGGGCTCGCACCGGCTAACATCGGGTGCCGAACAGAAGAAATCTGGACATCGTGTCGCAGAGATCCGCAGACTTGCCGCTGTAAGCAAGCACTTAATCACTATCCTTAACAGGACGACGATCGCTTAACACCTGCGATTTGATTATTTGAAGAGAGTTAAAAATAGGGAAAAAGAGGGGATAAGAACCCCAGGTTTACTAGTGTGTTAGCGTATGTTAGTAAATTGCCGTTGAATAAAGTCTTTGCTCGTGGTACCGGTCAACCGCCACTGTAACGCAATAACGCTAAGTGACAAAAGTGCAACTCAGATAATGTCCATTTTTGTTTTTTCTTTGCCCGGCCTGGGCAAAGTGTGACTGAACAATCTAGATAATATCTTAAACGCTTCGCGTAATTAATCATATAAGAAAAAAGAAAATAGCTTGAGCGATAGCGATAAGCTGATGAACTTTAGTTCATCATTAATGTGTGATAAATATTGCATAGGATAAGAACATGAAGATATATGAAATAATCGCGGAAAGTAATCAGGTAGATGAAGGTGTTGCTAGTGCTTTAGGTAAAGGATTAGCATGGGCTGGTGGTAAACTGGCTAGTTCTGACATTACTAAAAAAGCAGTTGCGGATCTTGCCGCTGAATATGCTAAACGAGCTATGGCTATTCAACGAGCTGGAAAAACTGTTCCTCCAGTTAGTGCAAAGTTTATTAAAAATAATGCGCCTAAAGATGCTAAACGATTATTATCTGATCCTAAGTATATTGCAATGATCCAAAAAGAAGGTGACAAGATTATGCGAAATGCTAACTTGTCTGCTGTAGCTGGTAAAGTTGGCTTGTCAAATCTTGTAAAGGGTTCTAAGTGGGATATTACTAAAGCAGTTGGCAGTAAGTTGGTAAAACTCTATTCAACTTGGCAAGTTATCGGCATGTTCAGAGACTATAACTCAAATGTTAATGCATGGGATGCAGAACTACAGAAACAACTAGCCGCTGGCAAAATTACACAAGAGCAATATCAAGCACAGCTTGATCATATCCGTAAAACTGAAATGGGATTACTGGTTACTAAAGTAGGAGCTGGTCTACTTGGCAGTGCTATCGTTCGAGGCACAGTTGCACCAGTTGCAGGCTTGCTTAAACTAATTCCACTAACTGCGCCAATTGGATCTATTATTTCTGGTCTAGGTGCCGCAGGCAGTGCGTATCTATACACTAAATTAAATTCTAAAGAAGGTAGCGAAGCAGTTGCTAGTGTTATGGTTGGTAATGCGTTAGGCGATGCTGCCACTTCTGCTATTGGTGGGACAGTAACTAACGCAATAGATTGGCTAACTGGTACTGCTAAAGAAGCCGCTGAAGTAGACAAACAACCAGCTCAAGGTGGCCAAGGCGCTAGTCAAACCCCAGTTAATGCGCCGGGACAACAACTAGCTAAACCTGCTGCTCAACCAGCGGCCGTTCCTACAGCACCGACAATGCCGGGCAATAATATAACTGCTAGAGGAGATTTAGATACTCCGGCAGGCTACACTAGAGATGCCGCAGGTAATTTAATCTACGGAAATTAAAACCACGGTAGTTGAGTTTCTTTAGTAGTTTCTAAGTTATCTTCAATTACCGCATACATTGCGTCACGGTCTTCGCTAGAATAAAAATGTAAGAGTTCCTGCATAGATACACCTCCACGCATAAACCAGCTAATTCTAGCTAGTTCTTTTTTAAAATCCTTAATTTGTTGATCTAGCCCAACTAGATACTCTTCAATTTCTTCGTTAGATAATTTAGTTAGGCGCTGGCGAAAAAACTTGAGTTGTCCATCTCAATAGTGATACTAGATTGATGCCCGCACTCAGGACATTCAACTGGGTGTGTTGGACTTTCCCATTCGGCTCTTACCTTGGCTAAGTGTTCTTTGATAGCATCAAAGATAACCTTATCGCAGTTTTCCAACCACTCGTTAATATAAGTTCTTTCAGATACTACAGTATTACCTACTTCTACACTTTCAATACTTGTGGATAGTGCTTCGTTTTGAACTAGGGCAATGTCTTTGAATAAAGCATTCATAAGTTCTGCTCGTTCTTTGTCGTCTTCAATCTTGTCCGCTTGTCTAATGCGTTGTTGAAGCTGTGCGTTTTTAATTGAGAACTCAGTAATTTGTTTATAGGTTAATGGTTGTAGTTTAACTACTAGATCTTTTAAAACAATCTTGTTGTCATACTTACAATTGGTATAGTGATCGATTAGTTTAGATAATTCTAATGTGTAGTCGTTAACTGTTTTGCAACCTGGGCACACATGTTCCACTTCCATAAGGTTACCAAATGTAGCAATACGGATAGCAGTGAGAATTAAGTCAACATCTAAGTTGCTAACATCCCATCCGTTTTTAATCACAGGGCAACAGCTTTCAATAACCTTAACTGTAGTCTCACCTGAGTACAACGCATCAGGTGTTTTGATCAGTATTTCATCCATGCCGGTCATTCCGTACACAGGCATGTTCTCCACAGGCCCTTGTAGTGTACCTGGCTGGTTAAATGCACCTTTTGACGGTAAACTAATGTAGATCTTAGGTTGTCTAAAGAACTGTTGTAATGGGTTTTGTGACATATCGCACTCCGGATAAATATATAATAGTATTTATATACGCATTTTATTGGTGGAATTTATATGGCAGTTGAAAACGGCGCAGAGTTTATATCCTTCTTAGGAACGGCAGCAACCGGTCTGGGCAAACTTGCGACAGGTACTGCTGACCTTGGCACAGCTATGGGAGTAGCTACTAGTTCGCTTAAACTAATTCCTGGCGTAGGCGATGGCTTGAGCAAGCTAGCAGGCGGAACTGCTGAGTATACCATGGCTGTTAATAAAGCTGCCAATGCTGGCTCTAATTACGGTACAGCAATGGCTAATAATGTTGGACAGTTGCAAGAATTGACTAAAAATTCTCGCATGACACTGGATGACTACAACAGAATTTTAGCTCAGAACTCTGTTGGCATGAGCGGCATGGGTAAAAACATGGACGAGTCTGCCAAACGATTTTTACAGTTTGGTGCTATTTTACAAGAGTCTAATGTTGCAGAGAATTTAAAGAAAGCAGGTGTTAGCGAAAAAGATTTTAATGACTTACTGGCTATTTCTATGACTAATCGTAGAACATTAGACATGAATGATTCAAAAGCTAAACAGGCTGCAATTGAAGGAACAATGCAACTAGCTCAACAGATGGACGAAATTGCTAGAGTCACTGGTAAGAGTGCAGAAGCCCAGCGCAAAGATTTAGCAACTAGTTTAGCAAGAGCTGATGTTCAAGCTGAATTGCTAGGCATGTCAGATGCACAGCGCACTGAATACATGAAAATGAAAGCAGCCGTTGGCCCGCTTGGCGAATCAATCGGTAGTCTTGCAGATGAAATCGCAACTGGCGGTGTTAGAACTAAAGAAGGTTCAGCTAAGTTTGCTGCCTTAGGTCCAGCAGGTGCTGATTTTGAAAAAGCAGTACTAGCAAGCAAAAATGCTGTGACGCAACGAGAGAAGGACGAAGCCGCTGCCGCAATGGAACGAGCTAAAGTTCGAATCACTGAATATCAAACAAGTAAAGAATTTAGAGACCAAGTTAAGTATGACACAACTGCTACTGGTGATGCAGCTCGTAAGCAGTTCCAAGAAAACGCAACTATTAACTCTCAACTTGCCGCAATTAGAAATGACGGTATTAAGACTGAGAAAGAATTAATTGACGCAAAGAAAGACGCTGCTAAGAAAAGCGTAGAAGGTAAAGATCCAACTACTGGAAAAGTAGATCCAGGTAGTGTAGTAGGGCAAGGATTAAACAAAGCAGAAATGGCCATGCAAGCGACTGTAGCGGCTGTTGGCGGGCAAATTAAAAAGCTCGGTGATGAAGCTGGTGCAGCCGCAGCCAATGTAGGATTGCTTGCTAAAATTCCAACTACTAGAGCACAGGTTGAAAAAACTGGTGGCGATCTTATTAACAAAGTGACTGGTGCTAAAACAACTCCGCCGTCTACTGTAGGTTACACTCCGGGCGCACAGCCGGTAAGTAGAGCAGAAGGCTCATTAGGATCAGTTGGTAAGCTAATTGAAGATTTTGGTAAAGGTACTCCGGCAGTGTTGCACGGTAAAGAAGGTGTTGTTACTGAGAATCAATTAAACGGTATTATTGCTCAAATTAAATCAGCGGCACAAGCAGAAGCTAGCAAAGTATCAGAAAGCGCTGCATCCAAAGTATCGACGACATCTACAGCAGAACCAGCTGTAGCAAGCAATAATTCATCCATGACTGAACTAGCGACCCAGCTAAGTCAGTTAAATAAGATGATGGGACAATTAGTATTTTATTCTGAACAAACAGCCGAGAATACAGGCTCACAGATTAAAGCTACTAAAGGTTTGTCTGGTAATAGATTGGCCTTCTAAATCAAGGATTAACAAACAACATGAGTTGGAAAAAGTATTTTACCCCAGTACCTGTGAATAATTCACCAAGTCTACTGCCCGGCGCAAACACGGGAGCAAGACCAGGTCCTGCCCAGACAAACTATTCAAGTTACCTACCTGACATTTATACAGGTAGCCCAAACAGAATTGACAGATATCAGCAGTATGAAGTTATGGACAGCGATCCAGAAGTTAATGCAGCCTTGGATATTTTAGCAGAGTTCTGCACACAAAAAGAAAAGAGTGGCAAAAGTCCATTTACAGTACAATGGCGCAGTAAGGCAACTAACAGCGAAATTCGTATTCTAGGCGAATACTTGCAACAATGGTCACGCTTGCAAAAGTTTGACACACGCATCTTCCGCATCATGCGAAATGTATTCAAGTACGGTGATGCTTTCTTTATTCGTGATCCAGAAACACAAAAGTGGTCTTATGTAGACCCAAGTAAAGTAGTTAAGATTATTGTTAACGAAAGTGACGGCAAGAAGCCAGAGCAATTTATCGTTAAAGATCTAGCACCTAACTTTGAAAACTTAGTTGCTACACAAATTACAGCCAACATTAATCCTAGAAACAACGGTGGTGGAACAATTCCAACTAGCGGCGCATTAGGTGCTAGCGGGGTACAGAAGACAGGTGGTAGTGGTTTCTCTAACACATCAACTGGTTCACGCTTTGGTATGAGTGAACAAGAACATGCAATCAATGCAGAGCATGTTGTACACTTATCACTATCAGAAGGGTTAGATAACAACTTCCCATTTGGTAACAGCTTGTTAGAAAACATTTTTAAAGTATACAAGCAAAAAGAATTGCTAGAAGATGCGATTCTAATTTATCGTATACAGCGAGCTCCTGAACGCAGAGTATTCCATATTGACGTCGGTAACATGCCAAGCCACATGGCTATGGCATTCGTTGAAAGAGTTAAAAACGAAATTCATCAACGCCGTATTCCAAGCCAAACTGGCGGCGGACAGAACGTCATTGACTCAGCATACAATCCTTTGTCAATTAACGAAGACTACTTCTTCCCAACAACAGCAGAAGGTCGTGGGTCTAAAGTTGAAACATTGCCAGGTGGTACTAACCTAGGCGAAATTGATGACTTGAAATACTTTACAAACAAGCTATTCCGTGGCTTGCGTATTCCATCAAGCTACTTGCCAACTGGCGCAGATGACTCACAAGCATCGTTTAACGACGGTCGTGTAGGTACTGCGTACATCCAAGAATTACGATTTAACAAGTATTGCGAGCGTTTACAAAGTCTTATCACATCAGTATTTGACGAAGAATTTAAGATGTTTATGTACTCAAAAGGCGTAAACATTGATGCAAACTTATTTGAATTGAAGTTTAATCCTCCTTTAAACTTTGCAAGTGCAAGACAAAGTGGCTTAGACAGCGAGCGTATTAATACATTTAATACTATTCAAGCTGTCCCATATATGTCTAAACGATTTGCATTGAAGCGTTTCCTAGGCTTGTCAGACGATGAAGTTGCAGAAAACGAACGCATGTGGGGTGAAGAACAAGGTGAAGGCCAACCTACTAATACAGATGCCGCCGGTGAATTGAGATCTGCAGGACTAAGCGCCGCAGGTATTGAAGGCGACTTAGGTATGGCAGGTGACTTGTCTGCACCAGAAGATATGGGCGATGAAGAAGGTGTTGCACCAGTTGCTCCATCAGGTGGCGCACCAGCCGCTCCTCCAGCAGCCTAAGCTAAATACATCATGATCCTAAGAGAATTGTTTTATATAGACCCAGATACAAGAGCGCAGGCTAACGACATGCGCTATTCTGCTGGCCATGATTCGTCTATAATGAAAAGATCAGATACAAGAAAGACTAGATTAACACTAGGACAAATTAATGAATTAAGAAAAGCAAGTGAAGCACACATATTAGATCAAGAAAGTGAATTAGCTTTTATTACTAAGATGTATGCAACCCCAGCGGCACCTGCGGCATAAATATTCCATTAAATCACAAAACGAGGCGTTTTTGTGGTATTATCATACACTTTTTAAACTCTAGTGTAAATATTACACAGCCTTGTAATCAATCATAGGAGAAAAACATGACTGACCGTACACAATTTGAAGCCATGCTTGAGGCATTGATCAATGAAGATCAAGAAACAGCAAAAGAGATTTTCCATAATATCGTAGTTGCAAAAAGCCGCGAAATTTATGAAGAGTTATTAGAATCTGATTTTAGTATTTCTGAAGAGGAAGAAGAAGAAGATATGGAAGAAGCCTTTGGTGAAGAAGAAGGCGGAGAAGAAGAAGCACCTGCTGATGACGAAGGTTCAGAAGAAGGCGAAGGCGGCGAAGATGAATTCGGCGGCGACGACATGGGTGGCGAAGAAGAAGGTGAAGACCTAAGTGATGACGAGCAGACAGATCGTATTTTAGATCTAGAAGACGCATTAGAAGAACTAAAAGCAGAATTTGAACAATTAATGGCTGGTGAAGAATCTGAGCCAGAACACGCAGATATGTTTGGTGGCGACGAAATGGGCGCTGGCGACATGGGTGGCGATCTAGAGTCTGAATTAGACGAACTAGGCCAACCAGTATTTGAATATGTAAACAAAGTATCATTACCTAAGCATGGTGACAACGGTGTAAACGCTAAGTCAATCGTAGCTAAGAAGAACGACATGGGCGGTACAACTGCTAATATCGTTAAAGGTGGTACAAGTGAAACAGGTGGCACAAAAGGTGGTTTACTAAACCCAGCTACTAAAGAAGACAACGCAGGCAACATCAACAAGCCAGGCGCAAATGCAGGTAAGACAGCTTTTAAGAAGCGTGAACCAGGTCATGGCGCTGAGAAGAAAGGTGCTGCACCACAAGAAGACAAGAGCGCAGGTAGCCCATTAAACGGCGCACCAGGCCGCGCTAAGTAATAAGAAGAGTACATAGATAATATGTCACTATACCTCCGAGAGAATCTCAGTTTCAACGAAGCAAAAATGGTCGTTGAGTCTGATGACAAAGAAGGAAAAAACTTATACATGTCCGGGATTTGTATCCAGGGCGGTATTCGTAACGCTAACCAGCGTGTTTATCCTGTTAATGAGATTGGCAAGGCTGTTAAGACCCTTAACGATCAGATTCAAAATGGCTATTCAGTTCTCGGAGAAGTAGATCATCCAGATGATCTAAAAATTAACCTGGACCGTGTTTCCCATATGATCGTTAATATGTGGATGGACGGCCCTAACGGTTACGGTAAACTGAAAATTTTACCAACCCCTATGGGACAACTAATTCGCACAATGCTGGAAAGCGGCGTGAAGTTAGGCGTGTCAAGTCGCGGATCCGGGAACGTCAAAGATGACGGTTCCGGTGAAGTGTCAGATTTTGAGATTATCACAGTAGATATGGTAGCTCAACCTAGTGCTCCGGGAGCATATCCAACACCAATTTATGAACACCTGATGAATAATCGTGGTGGTTATAATGCCTTGCGTATAGCGCAAGAGGTGAAGGGTGACCCGAAGGCACAGAAATATCTCAAAGAGAGCCTATTAGGAATAATTGGCAAACTCCAATAACAAGGAGAATCACATGTTGGATGCACTAAAAACTTTATTCGAGAACAATGTGATTTCTGAAGAGATCCAAGAGTCTATTGAGAAAGCATGGGAATCTCGTGTAAACGAGAACCGTGAACAAGTTTCTCAACAACTCCGCGAAGAGTTCGCACAAAGATACGAGCACGATAAGAACGCAATGATTGAAGCTGTTGACAATATGTTATCAGAACAATTAGCTAGCGAACTTGTTGAATTTGCAGAAGATCGTAAGCAATTAGCTGAAATGAAGGTTAAGTATGCACAGAAGATGAAACAAGATTCTGGCATGTTGAAGGAATTTGTTCTTTCACAACTTAAATCTGAAGTTGCAGAATTGCATGAAGATCAAATGGCAATGGCTAGTAAGTTTGGCACATTAGAACACTTCGTAGTGGAAGCTCTAGCTCAAGAAATTACAGAGTTTTATAAAGATAAACAGGACTTGGCCGAAACCAAGGTTCGTTTGGTTCGCGAAGGTCGCGAACAACTCAAGCAAGTTAAACAACAGTTTGTTGAGCGTGCCGCAAAGATGGTTGATCAAGTAGTAAGTGAAAACTTACACACTGAAATCACTTCACTAAAAGAAGACATCGAAGCAGCTCGTCGCGCAGACTTTGGTCGCAAGTTATTCGAGGCTTTTGCCGCAGAATACAGCACAAGCTACTTGAATGAAAAATCAGAAACTGCAAAATTACTCAAAGTCATAGACATGAAAGATTTGGCTATTCAGGAAGCTGCTCAAGCAGTTGTCCAGGCTGAACAAATACTAGAAAGTAAACAAGCAGAAGTCCAGGCTTTGAAAGAAGCACAGGAAAGAACAAAGATCATGAGTGAACTACTAGCTCCGTTAAACGCAGAGCAACGCAGTATCATGGGTGAATTGATGGAGAGCGTAAAGACTACTAAACTTAACGAAAGTTTTGAGAAGTATCTTCCAGCAGTAGTTGCTGGTAAAGCGCCGCAGAAGAAACAGGCACTTGTAGAGGCAAAAGAAATTACAGGAAATAAGGAAATTTCCAACAGCGTTCGTAGCAGCGAGGAACAGTCAAACATCGTTGACATCCGTCGCCTCGCTGGACTAAAAATTTAAGGAGAAATTTAAATGTCAGAACTACTAAATGGCCGTTGGGCAGAGACTAAAGAGGCCCTATTAGAAGGCCTACAAGGAACAAAGAAATCAGTAATGGGCGTGACTCTAGAAAATACTAAAAAGTATTTGCAAGAATCTGCTACTGCTGGTGCAACTTCTGCCGGCAACGTCGCAACTTTAAACCGCGTGATTCTACCAGTAATCCGTCGTGTAATGCCAACCGTTATTGCTAACGAATTGGTAGGTGTACAACCAATGACTGGCCCAGTTGGTCAAATCCATACATTGAGAGTTCGTTATTCAGACAGCTCAAACAATGCTGGTGTTACTGCTGGTGAAGAGGCATTAAGCCCATTCAAGATTGCTGAAGGCTATTCAGCTGACTCAACTGGTAAGGCTGTTTCTACAGCATCTCTAGAAGGTCAAGCTGGTAAGCGTATGAGCATTCAAATCTTGAAGCAAACCGTTGAAGCTAAGACTCGTAAGTTAAGCGCTCGCTGGACTTTCGAAGCTGCTCAAGACGCACAAGCCCAACAAGGTATCGACGTCGAAGCAGAAATCATGGCTGCATTGGCTCAAGAAATCACTGCTGAAATCGACCAAGAGATCCTAGCATCTCTAAGCTCACTAGCTGGTTCAGCCGCAGAGACATACAACCAAGCTGCCGTTTCAGGTACTGCTACATTCGTTGGTGACGAACACGCTGCTCTAGCTGTTCAGATCAACCGTGTTGCTAACTTGATCGCTCAGCGTACACGCCGTGGTGCTGGTAACTGGGCCGTTGTTAGCCCAACAGCATTGACAATCCTTCAATCTGCTACTACAAGCGCATTTGCTCGTACAACAGAAGGTACATTCGAAGCTCCAACAAACACTAAGTTCGTTGGTACATTGAACAACGCAATGAAGGTTTATGTAAACAGCTATGCTACATCTGACGATGTATTAGTTGGTTACAAAGGTTCATCAGAATCAGATGCAGCGGCATTCTATTGCCCTTACATCCCATTGATGAGCTCTGGTGTTGTACTAGATCCATCAACTTTCGAACCAGTCGTTTCATTCATGACTCGTTATGGTTATGTTGAGTTGTCAAACACTGCGTCATCTCTAGGTAACGCAGCTGACTACTTAGGTAAAGTTGGTATCACTACAGCTAACGTCAAGTTCAGCTAATCAACTTACCGTAAGGTTAGTTAATACTAAAGGGCTCTTCGGAGCCCTTTCTTACGAATGACTAAATACTATGTATGACTTACACAGGGTAAGTTTTATGCGGAAATCCAACCGCGTATGGCCTAGAACGCCATCTTTCTTTAGGAGAAAATAAAATGGGACGTCCTTTAAATAAAAAATATTTTGGTAACCGCAATGCCGGTACCGCAGTTGCAGGTGATGATGGACTTGGTGGTAATCAAGTAGCTAGTGTTACACTAGGTACATTAGGTTCATTCACAACACGCCCAACAGTAACATTCAGTGACCCAGATAAAGCAGCTCTTGGTGGTGTAACAGCCACCGGTACTGTAACATCTGAAGTTCTTAGCGCAGCCGTTACAGTTGCTGGAACTAACTATGTAGTTGGAGATTTGCTAACAGTTACTACCGCAGGCGGATCAGCTATTGCGTATGTTGCGTCAGTTGATACAGGCGGTGAAGTTTTAACAGTTAACTTTACAGGTACTGGTGCTAGCCGTGGTAGCTTTGAAGCATTGCCAAGCGGTGCCCAAGCAACTACAGACAACAGCGTAGCAGGTGCTGGAGCAACATTGACTCTTACATTCCGTGCTAAGGCAGTTGTTATTACTAACGCAGGTTCTGGTTATACAGATGCAACAGATGCAGCCGCATCATTTACTCAATCAGTAACTGGTACAACAGTATTAGGTACTTCAGCAGTTGTTGGTCAAAACGAAAATGCTATTTCTATGGTAGCATACTTGACTGGTGGCTCAGCTGGCGCAGTTGACATCATTCGTCAAGTTAGTACAAATCGTTACAAAGTAACAGACGGTACTCGTACAGGTATTGTAGCATTAACATCTACAGAAGCTGACGCAGCCGGCGAAGGTAGTATCCTTGCTACTGACAGCGATGCTGGTACTTACTATGTTACTAAATTAACTGCTCACAAAGCAACTGTAACTCGTGGCACAGGCACACAATTTGCTACAGGCCAAGCAGTACAGTGGACATTTGATGCCGCTACTGAAGGCGCAACTGTAAAGATTGCTAACGCTTAATTAGTATAGGGGACTTCGGTCCCCTACTTAAGGATAATACATGTCAAGAATTTTAAGAGTAAGTGAAGGTGATTACCGAGTCCAGGTTCAAACTGGGGGTGTTATCACTTTGGATACTGGCACTGAAACCGGTAAAGTTGTTGTAACCGGAGACTTAGAAGTCCAAGGTAATACAACCACTGTTAGTACTGCTAACTTGGCAATTGAAGACAACATAATCTTACTTAACAAAGGCGAATCATTAACTCACGCAGGTATTACTGAAGGTACTGCTGGTGTTGATATTGCACGAGGTTCAAGACCTGTTGCAAAATTAGTATTTGATGAATCAGTACAATGGTACGATCCGGCAACTAGTACACAAGTTACTGGTACATGGGTATTTAGAACAGGCGGCGCTCGATACGATGCAGACGGCTTGCCAACGGGAACAGTCGACCCAATTAAAACATCAGGTATTCGTGTAGCATCTATTGCTAACGACGGTACTTCTGATTTAGTATTTGACTTACAGAATTCAACAAAGGTATTGTCAGTAGCTAACAGTACTAACTATGAAGCTCGAGTAGTGTTAAACAACCATATTCCTAATAGAAAATATGTACACGACTATGTAGCAGCCACAGGTGGTGTAGCTGATGTGGATACAATTTATAAAGAAGATGTATACGGTACAGAAATGGCCCGTGTTAGAACTAATGCGATTGGTAGTAACGGGTCAGTTACTGTCCTTATCGAAGAAACTCTATTGTGTACATTTGCTTCTTCTGGATTAACATTCCAGAATAATATTAATATTAATAACAACACAATTACAAACTTTTCAGTTAACAACTTAACACTATCTGCTCAAGGTAGTGGTATTGTTGAAGTTGATGCGTTTATGCAATTAGACGATCGTTCAACTATTACAACACCTGATCCGTTATCAGTAGCACTTCCTACAAACTATAGCGGCCCTGTACTATTTTCAAGTACAGTTCGAGGCTCTGGAAAAACAGGTATATATTTTGTTAGAGAACGATTAGCCGACGACGGCAGTGCAACTGAAGAAGTTAAAGACGAACTAGTTGCAAAGAATAGAGCATTACTATTCAGTATGATATTTTAAGGACACATAATGGCAATTTATAACACATCGATTACTACATCGGCAGCAGAATTGAGTAGCGGTTCTGGTAATCGTGCGATTACTACTGTTATTGTATGTAACACAGCAACATATAACCCAGCAAGTCCAACAAGCGGACTAACATACTTGTATTTGTATGCAGTACCAAGCGGCGGTAGCGCAAGTAGTCCAGCAACTGAAACTACAATCGTAAACAAGCTGCCTATTCCAGCTGGCGAGACTGTAACATTTGATCAAGAAAAGATGGTACTAGGTACAGGCGATATGCTAGTTGGTAAAAGCGATAGCCCTGCAAACTTAGTAGTAACAGTGAGCACATTGGCAGTATAATGAGATACTTAAGACAACAGAACATTAATCGTAGAGCGCCGTATGATCAGCGTCTTTATGTAGACATGACTGATAGTATTGTCATGACAACAACTAATAACATGCTTATGCCTAAGGGCACAACAGCAGAACGCCCTGTAAGTCCAGTTAACGGAATGATTCGTTACAATACTGATATCGTTACAGGCGGCGAAGTTGAAGTTTACCATAGTGGTACTTGGAGAAGCCTACGCTTTAAAGAGTCTACAGGTATTACCCAGCAAAACTTAGGTAACGGCGATGCTGTTGAAACATACTTTGGCCCATTAACTCCTACACCTCCTACTCAAGTTGCTAGCAATACAACTTGGGGCGGACAAAACTTGATTGTAGTTGTAGAGAATGTGCTTCAAATCTTTAACACTAACTATACAATCGTGCAAGATCCAGTAGGAAAGCCTACAGGGTATTATATTTCTTTTGATTCCCCAGTACCTTTAGGTAAACCAGTTACAGTACTACACGGTTTCGATCAGTAATCTAAGGAAGCGCCATGTCAAGACAACTTGGTAGAATTAGCGGGCCGTTACTATCAGCAGACTTACAACGACAAGGGGTAGACCTTGCGTTTGAAACTGACCTGCTCTACCTTAGTGTTGATGCAGTTGACGGCGGTGGAACACTAGATCCTACTAAGTTTCGTATTGGTATTAACAGCGATGCTATTCCTGTCGACAGTTCTCTTTTTGTAAACAATACTGTTCGTAGTACAAATTTAATTACTACAACACAGTTTACAGTACCTAATTTTTCTATCACAACAAATACAATCCAGCAACTCACTGGTACATTGTATATCCAGCCTAATCAAGCAGACAATCCTACAATTACAGCAGTAGCATTAGGTACTTCAAGATTACGATTTGATAATAACGAAATCTTAAATGCTACAACAGATAGTGATATTAACTTTAGTCCAATTGGAACTGGTATTACTAACATTCGTAACAGTGTAGAAGTATTTGGCAGTTTACATGCTACTGGGAATATTACATGGGATGGTGATATTACACTAGGTAATAGTGCCGACGACAATATTACATTTGCGTCGGATATTAATAGCGACATTGTTCCTAACTATCCTCTAGATTTATTATCTACTGAGCTGGGCGATTTTTTAACTACTGAAGATAGCGACTTTATTGTTAATGAAGTTTTAGAATCTTATAATCTTGGTAGTGCAATTAAAGTATGGAATACTGTTCATTCAAACATAGTAGATACTAGATCAACTTATGCAGAGTTAACAAGTGTTACAACTATGACTGCTGGTAATTTTGTAGCCAATAGCAACGCTTTAACAAATGCAGTAAGTACAGAACCTATGTATCTTACTCCCAACGGAACTGGACAAGTACTGTTTGACAACAATCTCTATATTCAGGGCAACAACTTTATTAACCAGTTTGATACTCCTTTTACACTTGCTAGTACTGGACAAGGATATGTTAAGTTTACTGGTAATAAAGGTCTTGCAATTCCACTCGGCCCAACAGTAGGACCAGAAGGTGCAGAAATCGGCATGATCAGATATAATACTGATCTAGGGTTCGTCCGAGTATTCAACGGCACCGACTGGATATCTGCCATGGGCAGCTCATCATCTGTCAGCCTAGAAGACACTTACGATACTATGGATATCTGGTCTCTTGTCCTAGGTTAAAAACCCAATCAGCTAAATACTATACTGCAAAAGTTTGTCCAAAACTTTGCGATATCAAACTGTGGTAAACCGGCAATGTAATCAGGTTAACCGTGAAACACGGGGTATACAGGAGAGCTGATGGCTGTTGGACGAATTTCCGGTCCGCTCTTGAAAGCAAATCTGCTACGCAAAGACTTAATGCCTCTTGCGGAACAGAACTTAGCGTTCGAGACCGACCTACTCTATATCGATGTTATTAACGGCCGAATTGGTGTTAAAACAACGGCTCCTGAATACGACTTAGATGTCGCTGGTACAACACGCACATCAAATTTAGAAGTAACTACTACTGCAACACTAGCAACATTTACGATTGTTGGCGACACTATTAGTAGCACAAGTTCTAACATTAACCTTACACCTCAAGGTACAAATCCAGTAGTTTATCAAGGTACAATTATTGTTGATCAATTAAGCATCAACACTAATACTATTGCTACGACTGGTACAAATACTAATCTAGAAATCACAACTACTGGCACTGGCAAAGTAAATTTTAATTCCGATGTTGAAGTGTACGGTGATTTGCACGCTACTGGCACAATTACTGCTGACGGCAACATTCAACTAGGTAATGCTGATACTGATAACATTGTTTTCAGCGGCGAAGTTAACAGTGATATTTTACCAAACATTGATAACACATACAGTCTTGGATCAACTTTAAAGCGTTGGTATACTGTATACTCAAATATTAATACTGTTACAACAACAAACAGTACATACTTATACACTGATAATTTTCAAACTACTGGCATAGATATTACTGGTAACACAATTACTACTAGAGTTACTAATACTGATTTACACTTGAACACTACTGGCACCGGCGGTGTTAGAATTGGAAACTTGAAGTTTTTAAATAACACAGTTACCAATGTTTCAACTAACGCAATTACTGAATTTACAGAAACTGGGTCTGGTTATGTAAGAATTGCTGGTACTAACGGTGTAGTTATTCCAAGCGGTGCAAGTAATACACGCCCACAAATTGCATTCCAAGAAGTTGGAATGATTAGATTTAATACAGATTTACAGTTAGTAGAAGTGTTCAACGGCAATGCATGGACTTCTGTTGCAGGTACATCAGGCGGCGTAACATTTAATGACGCAACAGAAATTGGTGTTGCAATGGTACTAACATTAGGATAAAACATGGCAACCCTTTTTAAAAACAAATTATATTCAGAATTAGGAACAGACAATACAACTGTGCTAACTACTGAATCAAACGCAAAAACAACAGTTATTGGTTTAAGTCTAACTAACCTTACAGATAGTATTGTACTAGTTAGTGTACAACTTGAAGATACAATTACTACAGACACTGCATTCTATGCAAAGGATGTGTTAATTCCACCTAATCAAAGTTTGCGTTTAATTAACGGTGGCGAAAGATTAGTATTAGGGCCGTCAACTAGTGTTAAGATACAATCTAACACACTTAACTCTTTAGACTTAGTAATGAGTTATGTTGAGATTGTTTAAGGATAGATTATGACATATTATGTAGGTAACGAAAACAGTTTAGCAGATTTATTAGGTGCAGGCAATCCTAGATATTTCTATGCGCTTCGTAGAACAGACGAAGGCGAATTATTCTTTGCAAAGATTGACCAACTTAAAGACACTGACGATGTTATCATCGTCAATGATCCAGGTTTAACTGAAAACAGTTACGAAGAGTTTTCATACGGTACTGACTACTTTGATGGTCGCTTAGAAGAAGATCACTCTAGACCGTTTACTAACCTACATTGGGATCAGTATCGTTGGGACAACAAGAACATTTATTACTACATTAATCCTAACGGAGAGTTTGTAGTCAGAGTAAACAAAGAATATGTTTATTCACCAGATCAAATCGTTAGCATATAAGCATTAAGGACAAATAAAAATGGCAGAATTTAAAATTGGTAGATTGCGCTTCACATGGAGAGGGCAATGGGCTACCGGAACATTTTACAACAGAGATGCTGTAAGTCAATACAATGGTAAGACTTATGTATGTTTAGAACCTCATACATCTGGAGAGTTCTACGACGATTTAGCACATATTAATCAAGCAGGTGCAAGTACTCCTTACTGGACTTTAATGCTTGAAGGTAAAGAATGGAAGCAGGCATGGGAGCCAACAACATTTTATAGTTTAGGTAACATTGTAACCTACGGCGGTGTTGTATATGTGTGTACAGAACAACACACTAGTGGATCTGCACAAATTGATTTAACTAAATGGGACACTTATTCTAGATTTGACAATTGGAATAATGCATGGACAACTGCTACTGTGTACGGCATTGGTGATATTGTTAAGTACGGCGGTATCGTTTATCGTTGCGTAACTAACCACTTATCAGATGCATCTGCAACTGCTGGCTTAGAATCAGATCAAGCTAAATGGGAAGTTGTTAATAACGGCATCGACTATAAAGGTAATTTTACATCTACTCGTTATAAAAAGAACGACCTAGTAAAGAATGGCGCAGATATGTACATCTGTTTAACAGGCCATACTGCATCATCATTTGATGTAACTAAGTGGTCTACTTGGTTGCCAGGTTTAGATTTTGGTACCACATGGAATTCTGGAGCAACTTATCAAGTTGGTGACTTGGTTATTTACGGTGGCTATTCTTATGTTTGCGTGAGCTCTAATAATACCGGCAACATTCCTTCAACTAGCACTAGTGACTGGAATATTGTAACTGAAGGTTACTCAATGAAGAATGAGTGGGACACTGGCTCGTCTTACAAAATAGGTGATGTAGTTCGCCGTGGTGGCCTACTATTTGTTGCAGTATCAGACAACACTAGTAAAGATCCTTCTGGCTTTAGCGTATCAACAACTTACACTGCCGCTGGTAGTAGCGGAACTACTTTAGAAGTTGCTTCTACAGCTGGTATCGTACCAGGAATGATTGTTCACGGAGTTGGATACTTACGAGGTCAAACAGTTGTATCAGTAGTTGATAACAACACATTAATAATTAGCGAAGGCCCCGACGGCGTAGCAGTTGACGGCGAAACTATCGCATTTGTTGGTGTAAATTATGTATTCTGGACATTAGCAGTACCGGGTGTTGCTTGGAAAAACTTCTGGGAATCAGACTTCGATTATGTGATTGGAGATTTAGTTATTTGGGGTAACGGGACATATCGTTGTGTAAGTAATCACACAAGCGGCGCCGTATTCCGTCCAGACTTAGATACTGATAGACAATATTGGATTGATTACCTATTACATGCTAGAGAAAATGCAGGTAACTCTCAAGGTGACCTAGTAGCATTTAATGGAACTGCACCGGCAGCAATTGCCAGTGGTCCTGAAGATTATGTACTCCGAGTTAATACTGATTTGCCAGCCTGGGCAAAGATTTTAAAAGTTAACAAAGTTTTCTATGTAGCTACTGACGGAGTAGATGCAGACGACTACGGCGATACTTTAGATAAGCCATATGCATCAGTTAAGTATGCTACTACTAAAGTTCTAAACGGCACAGAGTTTCAAAATACAAATGCATTACTAAAAGCAAACAAAGAATGGTTAGTTGAAGAACTATACCAATGGATGCTTTACCAATCAGCAAACAATAATCTTCCATTCTCGACTACTTCGGTATTTGATGAAGCTGCATCTAAAAGAGATGCACGATTGATTATTGATGCAATTTCTTATGACATGTCTAGAACTGGCAACAGTCAAATTGTTGCGGCAACAATTAAATATTTTGCTGACGGCAGTACTACTACATTCTTTAATCAAGCAACTGATGATGCACAAGATTATATTGTTGCATCATTAACTAAGTTAAAAGAATTGATGAATGCAGTATTTGAAAATGATCCACCAGCATTTAACTATCAACAATTAAATGTTACATGGGATTCTGGAACAACTTACGCAACTGACGATGTTGTATTCTTTGCTGGTAATTATTATATTAGTTTGTTAGACAATAATTCTGACAGCCAGCCTGATGTATCAGAATCTTGGGCATTAACTACTGTCCCTACAACTGTAGTAGAACAAACAATTGACTTAGTAAATCTTCCTGAAGGTGGATCGGTTGCTGAGATGTCATCTTTAATGGACATTGTTATCACAGCAATTACTAATGCAAACACTAAAACTGTACCTCAACCTAACCAAGGTATTACATCTACAATTTTTGTTAAGACAGGAACATACTCAGAAGATCTACCGATCATCTTACCAGAAAACTGTGCGCTATGTGGTGACGAACTTCGTGGTACTGTTATTCAACCTAAGAAGACAGTGTACACATACACTACTTCTTCAAGAGCATTAACTAACAGATTTACACTACATTCTACAGACGGATTAGAAGTAGACATGCCTATTCAGTTTGTATCAACAGGCATCAACGACGAGTTTAGTGAAATTATTATCGGCCAAACTTTCTATGTCTTAGAAATTATCGGCAAAGAAATCACAGTATCAACTGAACCTGGCGGCAGCGAATATGAACTAGTCACTGGTACTGGTTTCATGACAGTATATGCTGGCGATTGTTTGAAAGATATGATCTATGTTCGAAACGGCTCAGGTGTTCGTAACATGACATTAACTGGGCTAGCTGGAACATTAACAGAACTAAACATCATTAGATCCAGGCGCAGGCCCAGAAGACACTACTGTTTGGATTCTAAAGCGTTCGCCTTATATTCAGAACGTCACAACATTTGGTGTTGGCGCAACAGGCTTAAAGATCGATGGTACATTACATAACGGCGGTAACAAGTCTATCGTTTGTAACGATTTTACACAAATTATCAGCGACGGTATTGGTGTATGGTGTACAGGTACTGGCTCATTAACTGAGTGTGTATCAGTGTTCTCGTATTATAACTATGCAGGTTATCTAGCTGAAGACGGCGGCAGAATCCGTGCTACTAACGGTAACAGCTCATACGGTGTGTATGGTTGTATTGCTGAAGGATTTGATGATACCGAAGTTCCTATTGCAGGTGTTGTTGATAACCGTTCAAGCCAAGTTCAAGCAAGTGTACAAAGCTCGTTTGGTGTTAGCGCACAACTATTAAAGATGCAATATGCTAATGCAGGTTCTGGTTACAACGAATCAACAACAAACTTATTAAAGAATAGTAATCATCTTGACGAAACAGCATCATGGACAAGTGATGGTAACTTAACAATTCAACAGAATACGACTTCACCTAGTGGTTATGCAGACGGATGGACATTAACTGGCAACACTTCAACTACTGATTCAAGCTACTTGTATCAGAACTTAACAGTGGCAGCTCCAGGTGCATCATATACTGCATTACCGGGTTTAAATGTAACAGGTTCTGGTATTGGTGCTGACTTTAATGTAACTGTAAACAGTACTTCGTATGCTGTAACAGTTAACGAAGGCGGCTCAGGTTATGTTATCGGCAACCAAATTAGAGTATTAGGCAGCGCCCTAGGCGGTATTGACGGTACTAACGACTGTTTTGTAACAGTGGCTACATTGTCCGGAAGTTCTATTTTAACAGTAACCGTTACTGGTACAGTACCTGAAGGTAGTGCATTACCTTACACTTTCAGCATCTATGCAAAGCAAGGATCATCAAACTCGTTTGATGTATACGCAACCTATAGTGGTTCTGTAGCAATGACAAGTTCTATTAATTATAACTTTGTTACAGGTAACTTTACACCTTCTAGTTCAGGCGGCGGCTTAACACCAACATCATATGGTAAACTAGAATTACCAAATGGCTGGTATAGAATTTGGTTTACATTCTATGATAAGAATGCGCTAAACACTGCATTGCAAATTAGACTGTATCCAAGAGGTCGTGCTGCCCCTGCAGGTAGTACTAGATTCTACGGATCACAATTACAAATTAGTACTAGTCCAACATTCTACTTAGAGACAACTGACAATCGTCACACCGCATTTGCTAACTATCGTATTGTTGGTGCAGGTACTGGTGCAGAAACTATCGGCGACGAACTAAGAACTGGCGCAGTATTCCAAACTCGTGTTACTGAAGTTGGATCAGGCCTCGGCGGTGCAGGATACTTAACAGCTCAGAACAATGCTCAAGGCGGTGATGATGTATCAGTTACATTGTCCGGCTCTGATACTAATCTAGCAACAAACTATATCGGTATGCGAGTTTTCCTAAACAGCGGTACAGGTGCAGGTCAATACGGATATATTTCTGCGTACGATGATGCACTTTCAAAAGTTGCACAAGTTCTAAAAGAATCGTTTGAACCGTTAGGAATTGTTGGATCAGATAGCACTAGTGATGTACTATCATTATCTCCTAGTTTCAATACATCTACATTGTATGAAAATCAACGAGTACAATTTATCCCAACTTACTATAACACAACTGTTAGCAGTACAGGTATTGATTCTATTACAGTTACAGCATCTACAGGCGGAACAGTTAACACTCTAACAGTATCTAGCACAAAGAAACTAACTGCTAACATGCCTATCAAATTCTTTGGAACTACATTTGGCGGCGTGGTTACAGACTATGTCTACTACATTAAAGAAATTATTGATGATGTAACTATTACTATCTCAACTGAAATCTTTGGAGCAATTTGGTTGCTAACATCGTCATCGGGATCGTTTACAATGACATTCCCTGGTTACAATAGTTACATTTCTGCTAGCACTTCTAACATGCAAGTGAATATGCCTGTACAATTTACAGGTTCATCACTCGGCGGTATCAGTGTAGGAACTACTTACTACATTAACAGTATCGTTAATGCAAACACTTTCACCATTAGTTCAACACTAGTTGAGATAGAAGTGACAGCATCGAACGCATCAACTAATGCGCTAACTACTGCGTCTACAGCATCACTAGTTCCATTAAATCCAATTGTGTTCTCAGGTGTTACTTTTGGTAATATTGTAGCAGGTACAACTTACTACATTAACAAAATTGTAAGTCCTGGCGCATTTACAGTTACTAGTTCGATCATTTCGGTACAAGCTAGCGAAACTGCTATCTCAACAAACTTGATCACAGTTAACAGTACTGCTGGCTTCATAGCAAATAACCCAATTGTGTTTACAGGCAACACATTTGGCGGTATTGTAAACGGAACTACTTATTATATTCTAGCGATCAACGATGATACTACTTTTACAATTAGTACAAGCCCAGGTGGTTCGGCATTTAACCTAACATCAGCTACTGGTGATATGTTGACAAGAACTACAGACGGCCCTGTAGTACTATCTACTGATACCGGTTCAATGACAGGCTCGTCAACTAACGCTAAGACTTCATTGGCTTATGGATTTGGAGCAATGAATGCTACATTCAGTACTAAATTATTTGGCAATGTATTAGCAGGTACAACTTACTATGTTAGAACTATCAACAGTGATTCGTTCACTATCAGCGAAACATCAGGCGGTGCAAACTTTGCGTTAAAAACTGATGCAGGAGCAATGAATGTGGCCGCAGTAGGGTGGGATCATATTAATCCAGGTACTCCTATTGCAGACAACTTAGACAGCTCAACTGTTTATTTTATTGAAGCTAGAACAATTTACAGTGCCCCTCCGTTCCTGCAAACATCGACTACTATCAATGCTATTGCTCCTGGAACAGAATGGATCAGCGTAGCCTACGGTAACGGTATGTTTATGGCATTGCCTAGCGGTAACGCAACCGGCGGCATGTCAGTTAATGGTACTGACTGGGAAGCATTTACCTTACCGGATATGCGTAGTTGGGTTGACATTGCATATGGTAATCATTACTGGGTTGCGTTATCAGAATCCGGATCAATTACTGATACCTATTCTAAAGTAGCAGTGTCTAATTCAAGCGGCAGCGGTTGGAGAATGTTTGATTTACCAGCTAAGACTACATGGAGCAATATTGCCTACGGTAACGGACGATTTATAGCGATCGCTGCCGGTACAGCAACATCAGCATACAGTACAACATTTGGATCAACTTGGACTTCTGGTACAGGTCTTCCGAATACAACTTGGTCTGACTTAACATACGGCAAAGGTGTGTTTGTTGCAGTAGCTAGCGGTGGAACTACTGCGGCATATACTACAACAGGTGCAACATGGACATCAGCAACACTTCCAGCATCAACAACTTGGTCAAGTGTTGCGTTTGGTAACAACTTATTTGTTGCAGTATCGAATACTAGCTCACCATCAGCATATAGTCAAGATGGGCAAACTTGGAATCTAGGTAATGTTTCAATTACTGCTGATAAGATTGCTTACGGACAAGGTGTGTTTGTAGCAGTTGATTCAACTAGTGGTACTGCATATACTAGCGAAGACGGTGAGAACTGGATTGTTAGAACTGTAACCAACGACGGATATGGAGCTATTGCATTCGGTTATGTTGCTGAAGATGACTATACAGGTAAGTTTATTACAGTGTCTGGTCAATCAACTGGCAGTATTATCAGTGCAGGTGCAAGAGCTAAAGGCCGCGCAGTTATTACTTCAGGCAAAATTAGATCAGTAAGCCAATGGGAAGCAGGTAGCGGATATGCAACAGCACCGACACTAACATTTACAGATCCAAACGTCACTAACTTAGTTACTGTGGAAATGAGATTAAGCAACGGTACATTAGGTAATCCAACTTTTGTAAACAGAGGACAAGATTATAACACTAACTCGACAGCAATTACTATTACAGGTGGCGGCTATGCTGATACCTTCCAAGTTGGTTTAACTATCATTGTTAAGAACTTAACAAGTTTACCACGCCCAGGCGATAACTTAGTAATTGAAGGCAACACCAAAGTGTATAAAGTTACTGATGCAACAGCAGTGTTTGGTACAACAGCTCCAAACATCCAAGCAAACATCCAGGTATCACCTGAAATGACAACTGCACTAAGTCCAGTACACGAAGCGGCAGTTACAATTCGTCAAAAGTACAGCCAGTGTCGTTTAACTGGACATGACTTCTTGAATGTGGGCTATGGTAACTATATTGATTCTCGTTACCCAGGTGTCCCAACAGACACAGTTCTTGCTCCACAAGACCAAGCAGTCGAAGTTAATTTCGGTCGTGTGTTCTACACAAGTACTGACCAAGACGGTAACTTTAAAGTCGGTAGTTTGTTTGCAGTTGAGCAGTCAACTGGTATTGTTACTATTAGTGCATCACAATTTGGATTAAGCGGATTGGAAACATTGAGCTTGGGCGGTATTGCAGTAGGTGGTTCAAGTGTTATTGTTAGACAGTTTAGTACAGACTCATCGTTTGTAGCAAACAGCAATGAAATTATTCCAACACAACGAGCAGTTAAGGCTTACTTAGAATCTCGTCTAAGTCAAGGTGGTTCAAACACATTTACTGGACAGTTGATTGCTGGTACAGTATTAATTGGTGGCGCTGACAAGATCTCTAGCACAATTCCAAACGGAATTGCAGGATCAGTTGTAAGAATGCCAAACACCGTGCGTGTAGAAGGTGAATTTGCAGGCTGGGATGGCGATGGTATGGCATATCAGTTCTTTATGAAGAACGCTAATAACCGCTAAACTAGAAACGGAAAAATTGAATAAGATAAATACTATCAGAGGATGATATAAAATGGCAGAATTTAAACTAGGTAGAATCAGATTTGTATGGCAAGGTGAATGGACCTTTAGCACAACTTATGTAGTAGATGATATAGTTAGCATTAGTGGTAAAAGCTATATCTGTGTAAGAAGTCATACAGCCGGCGTTACAGATGGCACATTTGCTGGCGACCTAAACATTCCAGGCGCACCAAAGTGGGAACTAGTCAGTGACGGCACTGAGTGGCAAGGCGACTGGACACCAAGCACCTATTACAATGCTGGATCACAAGTTAAGTACGGCGGGTTAGTATATGTTTGTACTACTGCACATACTTCATCTACCTATGTATCTCCAACATGGTATGGCTTAGAAGGCCTTGGCAAAACAACTCCGGGTATTCAAGACGATATTGATAACTGGGAAGTATTTGCAGAAACATTTAACTGGACAGGCAACTGGGCTCCAGTTACTCGCTATCGCCTAAACGACTTTGTTGCATACGGCGGTGTCACTTATGTATGTAATACTGCTCATATCTCAGGCGCTGATGCAGCCGCAGGATTAGAAGCAGATATTAGCAAATGGGATATCTTTAATAAAGGTATCACTTACTTAGGCGATTGGAACCCAGCAGGCGGAATTCGCTACAGATTAAACGATGTTGTTAAGTACGGAGCAAGCACTTGGATTTGCGTAACACCTCACACATCAACAACTAGCTTTGATGATGTTAAGTTTGAAATCTTTGTTGAAGGTTTAGAATTTGAAAGCACATGGGACACTGGTACAATCTATCAGATTGGTGATACTGTAACATACGGTGGTTACTCATACATTGCTAAGAGAAACAACATTGGTTCAAATCCGTCTACTGGTGCAAATGCAACTTTAGATTGGACAGTTTATACAACTGGTTTTAACTTCCGCGGCGACTATGTTGGCGGAACAGCATACTTAGTAGGTGATGTAGTTCGCCTAGGTAGCTATACATATCTTGCGATTGATGACAGTACTAACCAAGTACCTCCAAACTTAGCATTCTGGAACAGATTAAACTCTGGTGTTAACTGGACTAATCCTCAAGAAACATTCACAGGCGTTGCCGGTACTACACTAACTGGTATCGGTGAACTAGCAACATTCGATGTTACTCGTTCAGGTACAGCATACAGCGTAACAGTTAACGCAACTGGTCAATACTACGAAGTTAACGACACAATCAAAATTTTAGGTTCAGCACTTGGCGGCCTAAGTCCAGTTAACGACTTGACAATTACAGTTACTGCCGCTAACGCAGGTGCAATTGAAACTGTTAGTAGCGCAGGCATTGCAGTAACATGGACTGACGGTAATGTTTATGTCTTAGGTGATGTTGCATTCTACGGTGCAAACAGTTACATCTGCGTTGCTGGCCACACTGCTGAAACAGCAAACCGTCCAGATAACGATGTTGCTTCAGAATTCTGGAACTTACTAGCTGCCGGCTCAGAGTCAGCAGTATTAACAGTACAAGGTGACACATATTTTTACGGTGCTAACGGCCCAACAAGATTACCAATTGGTACAGACGGACAGATCTTGCGTGTCCGCGGTGGTTACCCAACATGGACTTACTATGGTGTAGTTAACAACATTGTTTATGTTGCACCTACAGGTACAGATAGCGAAGAAACAGGATGGGGTCTAACAATAGACAAGCCATGGAAAACTGTTCGCTATGCATGTGACCAAGTTAGACACGGTTACTTAAACAGAAATGCAACTGCTATCTTAAAGAAGAACAAGCAGTTCATTATGAAAGAAATTTCAAACTGGGTAATTGATACTTACTCAGTAGCTATAACTGCTAGTAGCAACGGTACTAACGAATTTACAGCTGATGATACATCGACACTAACTGCTGGTATGCCTATCGAATTTGATGGCGTCGGTGGAGGTGTTGTAGCAGGAACTAAGTATTTTGTTAAAACTGTAGTTAGCGACACAAAGTTTACTATCAGTGAGACACAAGGCGGAACAGTTAAGCCGTTGTCTACTACTAGTATTGCAATGACTGGACAACTAGCATACGATCAAGCATTGTGTGAAAGAGATACAGGCCTATTAGTTGATGCTTTGATACACGATATCGGCCGTGGCGGCACTGACATGACTACTAAGGCTGCATTGGCCTATTACACTACTGCCGGCTTCAGCTACATCAATAGTAACTTTGGACAACAGACTGTTCAAACTATTGCCGCATACACATACTTGAAAGAGTTAGTAGGTAATGTATTAGCACAAACAGCTCCAGCAGTAAATTACCAGACAGCTAACGGTGTTGTAAACGGTGCAGTACAAATTATTGATCCTTCATTGCTAGCAGAAGCTGGCATTGCTACAGTCACTGATTCATTACTAACTATTGTCACTGACGGAATTGCCGCTGGAACAGCAACTGCGATCCCTGCAAGTGTTAAAGCTAACACTACAGTTAATGTTAAGACAGGTACATACTATGAAGTATTGCCAATTATTATTCCTCCGTTTACTGCGGTTGTAGGCGATGAACTTCGTAGTACTGTTATCAGTCCGAAGGCAGCTATTCCGAATCTAGTTAACGATAAAGAGAAGACAACTTCTGCGCTTAACAGAATTAAAGCAATCGTTCCAAATATTGTTTCAAACACTACAGTAGTTCCAACAACTGGAAATACTACTGCTCAAGTAGTATCAGTTGGAACTTATACAGGCGCCGTTGCGTTAACTGCTAACATCAACATCATGACTAATGTACTTGCAAACGGAGCAACTAGTGCTCCAGCATTTACATATCCTGATCCAACCGGTTACGATTCTGGTTACTCAAATGCTCGCCGATTAATTGTTGCAAACAAACAATTCTTAAAAGACGAAGTTGCAGCCTATATGGTTGCTAACTTTGGATCTGTATGGACAGGCTTAGGTGTAGATGGTCAGGCAGCTTGCCAGCGTGACGTCGGTTACATTGTTGACGCACTAACTTACGATTTAACATACGGCGGTAACTTAGCAACAGTTATTGCAGCTCGATCATACTACAGTAACGGAACATTCGTTGAACCATCAGGCGAGAAAGCAGCCGCATTAGCAGTTCAACTTTATATTAAGTCTATCATTGACAACATCGCTACAGGTGATAATGCAGGATGGACTAAACTAAGTGCTAGCGTACAAGATGTATCAGGAACTCCTGGTTCAGCAGGTGCCGCAACATTTGCACAAGCTCGTATTCAAGAAGTACACGATACTATTGATACAGGTACTGCTCCTACAACCATTGCTCCAAGTACAGCATGGGTTGCAAGTGCATTAACTACAGCTAACACTAACATCCAAGCACAAAAAGCACACATCCAAACTTCTGTGATTCGTTGGATCA